AATACTCGGAAGAAGCGCAAGCCAAAAAGGGCCATTGGCAAACCTAAACTGAGGGTCGTGCGATGAACGGTGAGCATCCCAACTCCCCTGCTGTTCCGACCACTGATCGGAACCGCATGGATACAACGATAAAGGCTAAATGGCTGGAAGCACTTCGGAGCGGTCGATACGCCCAGGCCAGAGAAGTTCTGCGAGACGAGAACGACTGCTTCTGCTGTCTCGGTGTTCTCGCTGACCTCATCGACTCGACGCAGTGGAGCCAATCGCTCGCTGATAGTGAGGAAGCAGGCAAGCACTGCTACCCATACGGTGTGTCAATGGAAACCATGATTTCCGGCGAGATCAGGAATTCAGTTGGGTTGAGCGAAAAAACCGCGATCGATTTAGCGGGTAAGAATGACGATGGAGAGTCGTTCTCGCAGATCGCCGACTATATCGAGGCAAACCTATGAACGGTAAGCATTCTGACTCGCCTGCTTCTCCGACCGAAGAGAAGCGCCTCTACACGTGGATTCTGTACGACGGTCGTGCAGAATCCGGCGACACCGATGACGCCTCAGTCCTCGAGGCGTTCTCGTCCCGCCGCGATCTCCGGAACAATCTCTACACCTGGCGCGGGCATGACGGCGTTCTGTTCGAGTACGACGTCCAGAACGGCAACAAGCTCGTCAACGAGCGAATGATTGGCCACCTGCGCGAAGGGAAGGCTGCCCTGCTCGCGAAGTGCTCCCGCGTTCCACAGGAGGCGAAAGCATGACCGCTAACCTTTCTGCAGAACCGAGAACCTGTGACGGCGTGATTCCTAACGACGGTCGCGTCTATCGACATTTTGTGTTGCTCACGGGTGGCGAAGACAAGGGTATTGATGCGCTCCATATCGCCTTCCAGGCTCTTAGCGAGCTTCAAGATGGAGACGAGGTTGAGGCAGCACTTCGATATCTCATAGCCCGCTTCTCCGTGTCGTTACGCAATCAGATTCCGCAGGGAGGTCGTTACAGTGAAGTCTGAAGCGCCAACATCGGATGAGCGCCTCGTCGTGGACGGTACCGAATTCCAATTCGACAAGGACGGCGATCTGCAGATCGATATCACAGACGCCCTCGGCATCGAACGATGGACCGGCGTCTTTCTAAGCCATGAGAACGCCGTGAAGCTCCGTGACTTCCTCCAGAGGAAACTTCCATGAGCAGCGACCCGACCGAGAATGGGGACGCCTATAAGGTGCTTCGAATTGACCGGGCCGCCTCGTCAAAAATCGCAGTGGGTCAGACGGTTTGGCTCGTGTCAGATGAGTTCAACTTAGCGCACGACGACAGTCGAATGACTGGTATCGAGTACGTCGCGGTATCGCCCGACGTGGCCGCTGACTACTACTTCACCATTCCACTCTCAGATTTGGAGAAGGTATGACAGCGCCAACCAAGGATGAGCGCTGCCAACGATGTGGCTATACAAAGTCGGCCCATGAACTTCCTACGCTCAGTTGCTGCAGTCAGTTCGTATCTCCTGTCAATCAGACCCAAAGCCTGGAGGTAGTCGCGCTCACCCGTGAACAACGGCTTCGAGCCGTCGCGCTCGAGGATCTGGTCGCGGGCGACCCCGCGTTGGCTGCGCACGAGCTGATCTATCTGCGTGATGCCTTGGCTACGGTTGCTGACATGCTGAGTCCGATGACACATCCGGAGACCAAAGCGCCTATCGGCTTCCACATGTGCTTCGTGCGCGACGTGGACGTGCCGAGCCTGCAGCGCGTCGCAAAAAATGGAGTGGTGAGTCGTGACAGATAAGTTCGAAGCGCCCACCTCAAATGGGAACCTCTACAAAGCGGCTGAGGCGTTCTTCAATGTAATGTGCATTCGCTGGCCAGGAGCCGTCGAGCAGATTGAGGAAGTCGCCGGACCGCTTCGTGAGGCGCTCAAGTACAAACCCGTCGAGACGCCGCAGCCGGCCTCAAAGCTATCGACGCTCCTGGAGCGTGCTAGGGATAGCATCCGTGAGTATGCGAATGATGCCGGCGACGATCATAGCGTTGGACTGTGCAACTGCGCACTGCATGGACTGGCCGACGAACTGGAGGCGGCAGCACGGCAACCGTTCGAGACGTTGGATGAATACTCCTACGCTACGAAGCAGGAGTTATTCAACGCTGGTACTACTCAAGCAAAGTATCGAATTCACTACCAGAAAGCGCTCTCGAAGATTGCCAAGCTAAAAGTGACCGGCCCATCTCCGCTTGGCGCTCTGCACGGCGCTGGGATGGCCTCTGGGTTCGAGATTGCAGCGAAGATTGCTGAGGAAGCGTTTGACGTAAACCCGGAATGCTCGCCGGAGGAACCGAAGGATCTTCGGTGGGCGTTAGATCGTGGTGATGAACTGGCGGACTGGATCAACCGCGCGCGACCTGTCATCACGGAGTTGATGGCCGCGTACGAGCGCCGCATCCGCACGGACTGCACACCGGAGGATCTTGCGAATCAGCCCTGGCGATGCATGGAGTACATCGGCGCCGAGGAGTTGCTAAAGGACCAGCCCAAGGCGGTCGTGGAGATACGGCGACCCGTGGAAACAAAGGATCGCCACTCTGCACCATGCACGTGTCCGGCCTGTGCACCGGCACTTTGGGCTGCAGGCATCAAAGGTGTGCGACAACCGGAGAAAGCCTCGGAGAATCTCAAGTGTGTCCTTGCTGGCTGTAGTAACGATGTCGATCCACGAAGCGCATATCTCTGCACGAAGCACGGCTCCGAGAACGGGAAGGGTGAACTATGAAAGTGAAACTCTATATGGACGTTCCTCCATATGTAGGAGACGGTTGGAACTTCTTCGCGACCACAAACCCAATGTCAGGAACAATTTCAGAGGGTTGGAACCGTGTGGAAATCACCGTCGACTTGCCCTGCAAGCGTTTCGACGAGCAGGTGACCGCCGAAGTAAGCGCTATGAGCGAGAAATGAGAATAGACACAACAACCAAGGTCGAGGCGTTCACCATCTATGATGACTCCTCCAGATTGGACCCGGTGCTCGTGCTCCTCCAGGATTTCGGCGCTGGCCGTGGCCGCTTCATCGTGGAGTGCTACGGAGACGTCTGGACCACGTATTGGGGCGCGATGGGTGACGATCAGTCGCTAAAGGGATTCATCCTCGGCTGCGGGAATGACTACATCGTTAATCGGATGTTCGGTCAACACCACAAGCGGAACAAATCTGCGACGGCTTACCTGACTCGCATCATAGAGTCCGTGAAGGCAGCGCTGCAGGAACTGCAACCCGTGGGCAAGAACGGCTAGCATGCGCATACGCATTACACAGATCGACGGAGCTCTGCCCAACCTCGCCATCATGAAATTGGCGAGCTGGCATCTCGAGCGCGGTGACGAGGTTAAGGTTACCCGTCAGATCGAGCCCGATCTGTTCGACCAGAGTTATGACCGCGTGTACGGCTCCGTCCTGTTCGATTTCAGCCGCGATCGCCTGGAACGCTTCCGCAAGGCATGGCCTGGAGCAATAGTAGGAGGTACGGGCGCGGGCAGTGAGCAACTGAGTATTTCAGTCGAGAGCGTGACTGGCGCTCACCCCCACGTCGACTACTCAGGATATCCGGACTTCCGGGAATCCATTGGCTTTACGCAACGCGGTTGCCGACTGCGGTGCAAGTTTTGCGTCGTGCCCCGGAAGGAAGGCAAACCGGTCTCGGCCGGCACGATAAACGATATCTGGCGCGGCGAGCCCTATCCCAAGAAGCTGCACATTCTCGATAACGACTTCTTCGGTGGTCCGGAGTGGCCCGCGCGGATTCGCGAGATCATCGACGGCAAATTTCGAGTCTGTCTCAGCCAAGGAATCAACGTCCGTCTCATCAATGATGAAGCCGCGGCCGCGCTTGCATCTATCGAGTATCGCAATACGCGTTTCACCGAGCGCCGGCTTTATACGGCCTGGGACAACCTTAAGGACGAGGCGGTGTTTTTCCGCGGCGTCGATAGGCTCGAGCGCGCCGGCATAAAGCCCAAGCACATTATGGCCTACATGCTCATCGGCTACGACCCGGCGGAAACCTGGGAGCGGCTGTGGCATCGGTTCAACCTCATGGTCGAGCGTGGAATCGAGCCCTATCCCATGGTCTACGACCGCAGCCGGAAGGATCTGCGGAAGTTCCAACGCTGGGTTATCACAGGACTTTATCGAGCCGTGCCCTTCGAGCAGTACGACGTGTCAATCAAGAGGTCCGCGGCATGAGAGGCGCCAAACAGCACAGAGAGCCTCAACAACCATGAACGGTCCCGACGTCGTCTGCGCCGGCTGTGGAGCACCTACGTCGATCTACGCGCCGCTCTGTAAGGAGTGCGCGCGGAACTACGTGGAGCTCGTCGGCGAGATACCGACCTGTTCGCTATGCGAGTCGATCGAGTGGCCAACCAAGGCGCCAATCCTGCCGGCGGACAAGTTCGGGATCCACTATACGAAGACCGGCGGCTATGCAGGGAAGTGCTCTGCCAATTCCATAGAGGATCAACGTTGATGCGTGTGCTGGTTGCGTGTGAATTCTCCGGAGTTGTGCGGGATGCCTTCACGGCCCGCGGCCATGACGCCTGGAGCTGCGACGTGCTGCCGTCAGAAACGCCCGGGCAGCATTATCAGGGAGACGCTCGAGACATGCTCGACGCCGGATGGGATCTACTTGTCTGCCACCCTCCCTGCACTCACCTGGCCGTCTCAGGAGCGCGCTGGTTCAAAGACAAGAAGGACGAGCAGGCCCACGGCCTTGGCTTCGTCCTGCAGCTCTGGGCGGCTCCTATCGACCGTGTGGCTCTTGAGAACCCGATCAGTATCCTGAGCTCGAGGTGGCGCAAGCCTACTCAGATCCTGCAGCCGTGGATGTTTGGCCACGGCGAGACGAAGGCTACTTGCCTTTGGCTCCGCGGGTTGCCACCACTAGAGGCTACAAACATCGTAGAGGGTAGAACGCCCCGCGTGCACTTCGAGCCTCCTGGAGAGGACCGCTGGAAAGAGCGCTCGAGGAGTTATCCCGGGATCGCCGTGGCAATGGCTGACCAGTGGGGCCGGCTCGAGCAGAAAGTGGCATGAGCGCCATGGCTGAGATACTCGATCTCGAGGCACTCCGGAATCTCCAGAGTGACGTTATGGAAGTCAAGGACCCGTGCCTGTACTTCCTGTGGAAGAACGACGAACTGCTCTACATCGGCGGCACAACGCAGTCCTGCGACCGGATCAAGCGTCACATCCGAGATCGCAACTATAAGAGCGCGATCAACGGGCGGCCGGTGCCGTTCAATTGCTACACCTTCCTCGAGGTCCATGACCGGTTCGAGCTCTGGAAGCTCGAGGAGCAGTACCAAAAGCATTACGATCCGCCCTACAACACCGTCAGTTATAGGCGGCGGCTGTACTGACATGGCTGACCTCCCTCCATGCGTCATCCCCGTCAGTGCCGACGAGTTCGACCGCCTATATCCGCAGTACGAGCGCGAGGCGAAGGCCGGCGAGACGTTTCAGTAGTGGCTCAAGGCGAGTAGACGCGAGCAGACGAGGAAGCGTGTTCGGATCGTAACAAGTACCAATAGTGCGTGAGGTAATCCAATGACACGAGCGATAGACGATAAAACCAGCACCTGCGGGTCATGTGCGTATTTCAGCCAGGATGAACCTGATGGGACGCTCCCGCACACAGGGCATTGCAACTGGCTAAGCCTGCCAGCATGGGCCTACAAGTACATCAAGGCGGACCAGAACAACACGCTGATGTACGATACCGACGGCCTCAACTGCTGGCTGCATACAAAGCGATCCGTCAATGGATCGGATAAACACCCATGACCAGAGAGAGCGAGGCTCGCGATTTTTTACGGCAAGTGTTGCCAGTGGCTATTGATGGCATTACCAATGAGGACTCGACGGTCGCCCAGCAGGAGCGGTTTGCCGATGCCATCGTGCGCGCAATAGCAATGCTGATCGAAGCCAAGTGCAACCATCGCGATAGCGCAGGTGACGGCAATGGATGAGCGTGACGTTGTAGCAGCGCGCATAGGCGGAACCTATGTAACTAACGACCCTAGTAAGATCATCCTTGCGAAGCGCCATAAAGCCGAAATGTCCTGGGTGACGCGCCGAGAAGCAAAGCGTATGCAGTACATTTTTGCTTCGAGTGAATGGCAGAGGTTAGTGGATGGGCCAGGATTGACCTCCATTATCGACCAAGTGGTTGAGGGATTATCGGACAGCGCATCGGAAAAACCATGAATCTGCGCATGCTCACCGGACGATTTCGGCCGCCGTGCCTACTGCCTCGACAGAAGCGCACTCTTTGGACGCAGCCGTATTGGGTGCGTCCCGCGCTCATAAAGAAACGGTTTGGCAACGGTAAGAGACTTCTGGCACTGACGCCGATTATGCACCGGCCGCACTACTACCTCGTGTGGATCGACAGCGAATGGGACTTGGACGAGGACGTCTGGTTAGACAGACTGGAAGAAATTTGGGAAGCGATAAGCGAGGAATGCGGCTCGCGCCCCGAGGATGCCGAGGAATATAACTGGCCCGAGGAAGACTCGGCTGGGGGCTGCGCTTGGTGGTTCGCGCGCCCGGATGATGTGTTGACAGTCTATCAACGCAGAAAGATGCGATTTCCCGTAACCGTGAAGGGTCAGTAGATGCACAACATTGACATCGACGAGCTAGATAGTTTGATCTGCTGCTATGTCGAAGATCTTCTTGAGAAGGCAGGCTACAAGCAGACGTGGAGAGACGCGGAGATCATCACCGCCTTTACCCAGAACATTATTGGATATATCGAATTATCCACGAACGTCGAATTGATCGCGCGTCTTAGAAGCGCGGACCCCACGTCCGAGAACGCGAAGTGACATGTAAGCATTCCGTTCGCCTTGGCCCGAGCGAGGAAACTGTACTTTCTCCGTGCCCCTGGTGCGAGCTGGATAGGCTGCGCTCCGAACTCACTGCATGCCATCTCGAGAGGGATCAGTTACGGTCTCTTTTGACGTGTCCTGCATATGTCGGAACCGATGACCCGCGACATTACTGCGACCAATGCTGTGTGATGGTAGGCGCCAAACCACAGAAGGGTGACAATACGTGAGCCCACTTCCGACAGGTTGGGTCGAGCAGTCTCGGCATGGAGACTTCGTCCGCGCGAGCCGTGGCAACGAGTCCGCAGTCTTCCACGTCCACGACGCTCCTCGCCATGGAACTAGATCAGCGCCGCCGACTGCCCACTTCTGCACCTGGATTGGGAGGCGAGCGCAGTGCGAGGCATGCCGCCACTTCGAATGGTTACCAGAACACCCCTTGGGAAAATAGGGCTTGACACCCTATAGGGTTTTATGGCCTAATACTTTCACGGTCGAGATGTCCTCGACGGGAGAGCAAGATGAGCGGCAAGGTCACAGTAGCGGGTCGGACGGTGGACTTCGATGCGGCGGTGAATCTAATGGACGACGAGATCCGGGAGCAGATTCACGCCGCCGGTATCGAGGATGAGCAGAAGTTCGTCGATGCCTACGCAACGGCTCACGCGGTCCGCTTCGACGAAGACTTCCAGGTCATCTGATGACCGGCCCGCAACTGCAGAGGCTGCTAGACCGCGCCGGGCTGTCCCAGCGCGGCGCAGCCAAGGCCCTTGGGCTCAACGAGCGGACGATGCGAAAGTACGTGGCAGGCGATGCAGAGATTCCGAGGGTGGTCGAGCTGGCGATCCGCTGTCTGGCCGATCATTCTTCCGTCAACCAAACAGGTTCCAAATGAACTTCGTCACCCGAGTCAAGACCGGACGCAACGCTAACGGATTCAGTCGTGATGGCGGCGGCCAGATCGTGCATGCCGTGCCGCTTCTGGAAGGTGAATCCAGGTTAAACGATGGCGGCTCCCGCAAGGCGCTTTGCGGTACACAGCCACAGGGAATATCGTATTGGGGCGAGCCGTATGTCGTGAAACAGGTCACCTGTCCGCGCTGCCTCAAGAAGCTGTCCTAACCAATGAGACAACCATGAAATTCGTCCCTACCGGCAAGTACGCTTCCGAGGAACAGTTAAAGGAGGTTACCACTGCCTTCGATCTGGATTATCGAACACCTGCAATGGCAGTCGGCGCGGGCCACAAGCGCGTGGGCGCTACAGTGCAATTTCGGGAGCTGGCTCGTCAGTTTGCCGTTGCCGCTGGCCTTCCCGAAGGACACTATGCAATAGATCCGACAACTCGCGAGTTCATCCAGATAGAAATGCCACCTGACCAACTCTAGGTGTTGAGTGAATACCTACACAGTCGCACCAGCTACTGATACCGCTCCTGGCGGCGGCGTTAATGGCACCGGACGCCGCACAAAGTGTATGGCGTGGGGAGTTAAAAGCCCCCAAGGAAAATTCGTCCGCTTTTTCGACGTAATCAGGGAAGGTCGAGTCATTGACACTGAGGAGTCTGCTAAGCGTAAAGCCGAAGAATGGGCGGCGTTTTGCAGCGAGAATTGCTGACCTTACCAACTTTGGAACAGCTATGACAAAAGTACACATCACGGCAACGGTGGATCATCACCATCTCGCTCAAACAATCCGAATGGCTCCGAATCTTTTGTCTGCGGCAGTCCCCGTCGTGTCGTTCAAATGCGGACCGTTTGAATGCTCGACGATCGAGGATGTGTGGGCGATCGCTAACGAGATGGTGGCTCAAGAGCAGCAAGCTAGCTACGAATTACTCCGACCATTCGCGCCGTGAGACGTGCCGACAACTAGGAGATGAACATGCGTGACGACGATGAAGGGCTATAGACCAGATCAACCAGGAGATGAGCATGGGAGTTAAGAGTGGTATCAGCTTTGACGAGTGGCCGAAGCAAGGGAGCTTTCTCGGCAAGCGTGTTCGAGTCTGCTTCAACTACGACACCAGTCGCTCGATTGGCGGACGGATCGTAAGAGACGATGCGCAAGGAGAGTCAATTATTAGGCTCGACGATGACCGGTACGTGCTGAGCACCGAGTGCCAGTACACACTGGATTAGAGCGCCGATAACTCAGTGGGTAAGCGATGAACCCTCGTAAAGCAATTCTCTGTATTGTCGGTTTCTGGCTTGCGTGCGGAGCCGTGATCTATTTGGCTACCTGGTGGCATGTATCACTGGCGCTGGTAATCCTGGGGTTCGTTGCCATGAACTACGGCGCTTATAGGATGCTACGCCAATGACAAACACGGTTAGCAGATGAACGACCAAAAATGGATTGCGCTTGCCTTGGCTCTAATCGCAGCATCGATCCTATTTGTTGGCTTAGCGATTCGACGCCATACCGACTTCCTATACTCTCAGACTCCAGAAGCAAAAGCTGGCAACGCTCTTCTGGAGGAAATTAAGCATGAGCGCACGACACCCTGACTTCACCGACGTCTTCTACGCAACCGCTCGCGCCCAAGCCTTTGAGAAGGACTGGAAGCGCCTACAGGATGAGGGTGACACGAAGGGCGCGAGAGCGGCAAAAAAGCAGGCGGTACGCTGGCTAAAGGAGGCGGAGCGGCTCAACAAGGTTGTGAAGCTGGGGAAGAAGAAGTCATGACCGAGACCGACCAGTCAATCGCAGCGTATCTCCGCGGCGTAGAGCTGGGCAAGCGTATGTACGATCGCGAGCGCCGGCCAGAGGACCCGCCATGGGAGGACGCCGAGTACCGCGTCAGGAGCGTCTATATCGCGTGTGCGGTGCGCCATGCGCGGAGCGTCAACGCCGAACCGACGGAGAAGTTATGAACGCATGGCCCTGTTCGCATCCTGAGGAGTTCCGCCGAGAAGGCCAGCACGGGCCCTATTGCGCCCAATGCGGAATGAACCTATCCAAGGTGGACCTATCGGCCTTTTGCAAGGATGCTGAAGCGGAAGAAGACTTTCGTAATCCATCTCCAGATTCAACATCATGAGACCCGCTAGGACTGGCCCTCTGACGCTAGACGACGTGCCAGATTCACTACTCCGTGAGCTGGGACTCGCACGAGGTTGCTACTCAATGCGAGAGAGCTTTAGGTGCGCAGATTCCGGAGCGGTACTTATTCCCGTCACCGAGATCGCTCCTCCACATGGTCGCAAGTTGAATGAGGAGAGCCTGCGGAACGTACTGCGCGGCATCGCCAACGACTCGATATTTCCAGAGCCGGCGCTTGTCTTTCGCCCATCGGGGCAGACTACTGCTCATCTGACACATGGAATGCATAGATTTCGCGCTGCTCAGGCTCTAGGACTGCGATGCCTTCCGTGTATCGAACTTGAAGAATGGGAAGTCGCGCAGGAAACCCTAGCTGCCATACGCTCCAATGCGAGCGCAGACTCAACTACGGGGGATACGCGCGGCGCAACATGACATGGCCGTGACTCCAGTCGTATGATTGAACGAGAACAATATGGGATAACGGGAACATGGATAAAAGAATCCCCAGCCTCGATGGGTTACGCGCAGTCTCCATCTCTCTAGTCATCGCCTCTCACCTGACGCTCGAGCATCCGCTCCCGCTACTCTGGCGGGTGCAATATGGAAAGTTAGGCGTGCGAGTGTTCTTTGTTATTTCAGGATTCCTAATTACTTCGTTGCTACTGAAGGAGCTACAGCGCACTGGCGGGATCAGTCTGGTGGGGTTCTATGTGAGGCGGTTGTTCAGGATTGCGCCGGCCTATTATGTGTTCTTGGGCGCGATGGTCCTGCTCATTCCGACCGGCTATGTGATGGCTACCTACCATGGAGCCATACTCTCTGCGCTCTACCTGAACGACTACACGTTCAGCGGCGGTACCCTCGGCCATACCTGGTCTCTGGCGGTCGAGGAGCAGTTCTACCTGCTGTGGCCGTTAGCGCTTGTCCTGCTGGGACTACGGCGCGCGCCCTACCTCTGCGCATCGATGCTTCTGATGGCGCCGACCTTCCGCCTCATGTCGTCGTACGGCCTATGGCCTACGGATCCGCAATTGGCCTTCGAGTCAGTCTGCGATGCGCTATCGATGGGTTGCTTGCTGGCGATACTTCGGGAGAGGTTCTGGTCCGTTTCGATCTATCGTAAATTGGTGAGTTCGCGATGGGTGCTCATGATCCCGATTGGCGCCCTACTTGCCATGGCCGTAGCGCCGTCCTCAGTTGTCCTATGGACCTTCGGACTTTCAATCCTCAATATCGGCATAGCGATGGCGCTGGATCGCTATATGCGATTCCCTGGAACGTCTTTCGGACAGATTCTCAACTGGCGTCCCATCGCGTGGGTCGGGACGATCAGCTATTCGCTCTATCTCTGGCAGCAGCCCTTCATGCCAGGGTCGTTACCGATTCCCTGGTACGCCAAGATTGCCTGCGCGCTAGCCTGTGCAGCCGCTTCCTACTACTGGATTGAGCAACCAGTTCTATCGCTCCGCAAGAAGTTTGGACAGCCGCGTATTCCGGTGACTATGGCGGCGTGACGGGCTTGGTCTGACTGGCTATTTCGAGTATGCCGGCGAGCTCGGAACTGTCGTGCTGGCAGGCTGCAGTGGCTGTTGCAATGCTTTGGTTAAGGCGTCCAACGAGTTCTGTAAGTTCATCAGGGCTCGAGGTGCCTGAGGCGGCTCCGCCAAGTTGGCCGGGATCTGCCACTGCGGGGCGCAGGCTCCCGAGATGTAGCGCGGTTTCGAGGTTGCGCACGCTACCAAGGATAGCGTTGCGAGACTGAGTATCAGCGGTAACGAGTGCTTCATGGTCTTTCTGTGCCTGTTGTGTGGCGACTTGCTGTGCCTTCTGTGCGGCGATCACGTTGCGCTGCGCCATGGCTAGAGCGTCCTGTTGCGCGGCTTTGTCGGCCGCCAGGACTGCCTCGTAGTGGTTGCGGGTGAGGCGGTAACCTGACCAGCCACCGAAGCCAATGAGCGCAAGTACGAGTGCGCCATAGAGAATGAGGCGTATCTCGAGAGCGGTCACGGAGCGACCGCCTTAGGATCGGGAGCTGGTAGGGTCATAGACGCCCGTTTTGATTTCCAGCCGGTATAGAGCCCGCGGCAGAAGACCAGCACGAATAGCCACTTTCCGACCATTCGCACCGTGTGGTCATCGAGATAGGTCAACGCTGCGGTATGGATCGAATCAGGATCGAGCTGCATCAGTCCGAAGCCAACTACTCCTAGCCATTTAGTAAGATGGTCAGCGACCCAGCGATAGGCTTTCTTGAGAACTTTCATGGTAGTTTCAGGGCTTCAGCGACGGGAATATCGGGGGAGCAGCCGAGTCCCTGGCAGACGAAGTTGAGGTACGCCTCACTGTTGTTCTCATTCGGTGGGGCGAAGGCGTAAATGGCCGCTCTCAACGTCATCGAGTGAGCGGCGTAGATTTCCAATTGCCGCTCGAGATCCGACCAGCCATCCTTATCCGTGTCGATGACGCCAATTCCGTTCGGGTCGCCAGGATGGTCGGAATGGGGACTATGACGCAGGTCTCCGGGATTGTGATTACGGGTTGGGATGGTTCCCTGTAGGCCGAACCCTTCTTCGTCGGCGATCAAAGCAGCGAGTTTATCTGGGGCTTTGGCTATAAGCTCTGCGAGACGCGTCATTTGCCGGGTAACCTGTCGAAGATTCGGTCTATGCGGTCATGTACACCGCCTATACCCGTATCGAACTTTGTCTCCAGCCGATCGAAATTCTCATCCACGCGATCGAATCGTCCTTGATTCTCATGATGCCGTACGACTACATCGGCATTGGTGGCCGCGTTATCTTCGAGGTGCTTAAGACGCTCTAAAGCACCCTTACCTAACCAAGTTAGTAGTGTCACGAGTACCCCTAGTAGTGTAATCGCGATGGTTTTCCAGTCGCCGAGTAGGTCATTCATGACGTCGCTGTGTTGTTGTCCATTACGCGCCCAATATCCCTAGTGATTTTAGCTGTATGATGATCTCGGTGAGTGCCTGACCGCACTGAGCTGTGCTTGCCCCGCTTCCAGGGAAGTTATTGACGACGGCGCCACTGGTCGGAGTCCCCCATCCGGTCTGAAGGGCGGCACCAGTAGCGCCATTAGCGCCGAGATTACCGCGCAGGTATAGGGCGCCATTAGGCCTATCGCTGATCGCTGTCCCGGTGTTAGTCGTGATCGTAATGTTGCTTTTGTTTCCAAAAATCCACCCTGGACCGCCAGTTCCAAGCGTGATGTTGCCGTCGTAATCGATCTGATAGTTCTGCAATGTACCGGGTATGTTGATCCCCTTCGTGGACGCTTCGTGAAGATTATAGATCTTCAAGTTATCGATGACCGGAGCACTCCCCAATGCAGCGACAGAAGCAATACCGACGTCCCAAAGTACGTTAATCAGATTCCACGTAGATGGTGTTCCTGCCGTGTTTGGGAACAATAAGCCGTAAGAAGGGGCCGCTCCAGTTTCTCCATGAACGCTATAGAGATTGAGATTCCCAGCAGGACCATTCGCCATCTCACAGTAGAAGTAGGACCTACCGCCATTACAAGCCATCCAGGGAGCGAAGACCTTGACCTCCTGGCAGTTATCTAGATAGAACACATCCGAGGTAGAGGAAGGATTACTCATCAGGAATTGGCCACCAAAGAACTGATGATCAATGGTTGAGTTGGAGCCAGAGAAAATCGTCGTATAGTTGGACGTCATGAAGTTAGACGTCCCTTTGAAGTAGTTATGCGCCGTAATAACGGCTACGCACGCACCAGCATCGTTGGCGACGTTCTGCCAGTAATTTCCCTGATAAACTCCGTCTTCGCTTGCGTAGTTGTAAAGAATAGAATTAGAGAAGAACCCTACGACTTTTGTGTTGTAGAAGCGCGGAAGATTTGACTCGCCTGTAGAGTTACGTGCTGTCAGAAAGCATGTCTTAGGATAGACGCCGCCATCATTTGTGATCAACGTTACGTCGTGGAAGACAGGAAATTGGCACCCGGTTAGATCGAATACCGTGTAGGCGCTATGGTTTACGAGTATGCCTGCCCGTACCGATGGTGGAAAGTTATATCCAGGACAGCCTGTTTGACGAAACGTCACTCCATATTGAGATCCAGAACCGGTGAAGGTGCAATCCAGTGCGTTTGAAGCTGAGTTGGTGCCGTCACCAATAGCGTAAATACCAGTGGCGCCCCAGGTTACATCCACACCTCCCATCCGGGCCTGATTGATAGCCGCCTGGAAGGCGGCGCGCATATTCGTCGTCCCTGGAATCACATTGGTCCCGTATCGATCTACCGCTCCAGGTGGGTACGCATGGTTAGTTGGCGTGGCGGAGGCGGCTACTTCTGCATCGGTCTGCACATATGTGATGTTAGGATTATCTCTCAGGGAGAATCCTATCGAAGACTGCCCTATGATGGGAGGATCATCATCGCAGTCAACCTGATATATAGCGCCATTACCGAGTGAAGTCGGAAGGACGACGAGTGTTCCATTCACTACGTCGCGATTACCGTCAAAATCGGCCGTGCGTGCCCAATCCGAGCTTGAAGCGGCGTAAATCCCGTTCTCGGTCGTATCCGTCTGGTCTTTGACTAGAACTCGCGTGTCCTCAGCCAAGGAAACACCAGAGCTAAGCACTAGCGTCGGCTGCGACAGACCGGAGAGCGTGATATTCGAAGTCGTAATCGCTTGCACTGCGGGTTTAACGGCGACCGATGTGGTCAGCCCATTCAAGCGATCAGTGGAAGTAGCCGGCATTCACATCTCCAAAAAATAAACCCCCCTTGCGGCGGGTTCGTTTGCCTCTCGCGCCGCAACAGGAATACCGTTGGCGCACAGGAGGAATCACTTATGAGAATAGGTTGCGTACTGCTTGCGCTGCTATCAGTCGCCGCGCAGGCAGGCCCGAAATACCAGTTGGCGCCCCTAACCGTGGACGAAGAAGTCCAGGGCAAAGGAAGCGAAGAAATAGAGGAGCAGCTACATGAGCGGCTCGATCCCAAGCTAGCGGAATGGAACCGTGATGCCACCGGTCAGCTGGTGACCATTCAGCCCATCATCGATGACATCCACTACGTGCACGTCGCTAGCCGAATCCTCTTCGGCCCATTACCGCGGTCCTCGCACGTAGTGATGCGAGTCAAAATAACCGGCGCCGGCTTAAACGAAGAGAAGTCCTTCCGCGAGGACGTCGGCGCGTGGAAAGGCGCGGTCGGGTTCGGGCATCACGACGCCCAAATGTTGGATGTCATCGTCGATGAGGTTATTGCCTACATCACTTCGATACACGACGCTCAATCAAAGAGTGGACCTGCTTCGCCAGCAAGCCCGCCACGACCAGAGCCACAACCCCCGCCAGTACCATCGCCCACCGCTCAAGTTCATCCGCCAAATGCAGCGCTCTAACGACGTAGAGTGATATAAGCAGCATCCCTCCAACTAAGGCCGAAAACCCTACGAAAAACAGGTTTACCAGCGCAAACTGACGCATTACTGTGCGACCATTTTGTCCATGTTAGGAGCGCGCTCAGGCACGGGGTTTCCAGGCTCCCACCAGTAGCTTTGACCGAACTGCTGCTGTGCACGAGCCCGCATACGTGCGAGATATCCCGGGCTGAAATACTCTTGCAATTGATGGAAGATCATGTGGTCCAGTGCCGCCTTCAGGTACCAGAGACTGGCGCCCGGCGTGTTGCTTTTGACGAACCGAACGACCTCTGCGCCCATATGAGTCGCTTTGCCCTGTAGAGCTTGAACGACATTCCCCTGGGTGAGGTTGAACATATCCTCAGCTAAGCCTAGCACCGGACCGGTGATCGTGGCGATAGGACTATTCCCGTACTGTGTTGAGTCCGAGAACAGGAAGTCCCCGTAGATCCCCAGCGATCCACCCTTCAGCATGGCTTGGATCCAGTTTCGGATACCGCCCTTCGCCGCTGGATTTAGGTTCCGCGGGTCGCGGCCCGCCAGTAATTCATTGACCTGTAGGGATAGAACGCCCAGGACCGTAGTCGCGGCGAACAGCGTCGCAAGGTAGGCCGCCCGTCCACCCCTGTTCGGAAGGCTCATACCACGGGACCAGTGCCGGGTCAGCATGGCCAGTGGGAAGGACTTGAAGAGGAAGAACGAGCGCGTTAGCTCGCCCTTCCAGCTACCCCTCTGTAGGCCGGCGCCGGTGAAAGCCCGCTCCAGGGCGCCTGGCTCAATGACCGCAGTATCGGTTTCCTCGAGGATGGCGCCGAGCAGCTTGGTGGCAGCCTGCTCTCGGGCTTTGATCCGCTCGGCTTGGATAGCCGGATCGATCTCTCGTTTGATCCGATCAGTCACCTGCGCGCGCCGATCAATTCGCTCCTCGGCGCGCTGACTAAACTCGGTTAGTTCGTGCTGACGGGAATAGAAGTCGTCGAACAGTTTCTCGGTCTGATCGAGTTTGAACCGCTGCATCTCGGCTGCAATCTCGCGACCGTGCGCTTCCACTGCCCTGATCGTCTCGCGAGCCCGTCCTTCGTCCACACCCAGGGATCGCAACTTAGCCTTGCCATAGAAAGCAATCGGACGCTGTCCCTCAATCCCCGGCATGTTCTCATTGACGGGCTTCTTCCAGATACTTGCCGCGAACTCTAGCGACTCGTTGAGCTTGGACAGCCGTTGCGAGATGCCATTCAGTGTATTAGCAGCCTCCGCGTCGGCCTTCGCGATTCGCGCTTCGACCTTGGCCTGCTCATTCTTAACCCACTGTGTTAGCTTTTCGGCTCGGTCCTGCACCCACTTTCTATCCTGGGCATCGTGAGTATTTAACTCAGTGATTTGCGCCTTGGCTTCGTCCTGCAGCTTCTGAATACGTGGCGCGATTACCTTATCGATCTCAGCATCTGGAATGCGGTAGATGCTCTCCGGTGTCAACATCGTCTTGTTACCGCCGCCCCAATCTTCCTGCTGCGCCTTCTTCCAAACCGCGAAGTCGTCTTCAGTGATGCCCTTTGAAAGTAGGATGCGGTGATCGACCCTATCTAGATCGGCCAGCCTAGCGTGCTCTCGGGTCACACTTCCGAGCGCGCCCATCATGGTCGAACCGAACGCGCGTTTGCGGGCTTCTGTCATGGCATTCAGCCCCGAGACGCGCAGCACGGTGTTGGCGAGCTTCGATGAGAAGCTAGAGCCTAAGCCGTTCTGGCCGAAGCGATTCAGCGAGGCTTTGAGCGTATTCAGCGCTAGCCCCGCGCGCATCGCCAACCGCTCTTCCATTCGATTCGCCGGGTTAAACGCGGCGAGCTCGTTGGCGATCATCCGCATTTCAGGCAAGTGATTCAGCTTCGCGGTGAGATGCATCGTCGCATCGTCCGAGAACGAAGTGATGACGGACGAGCCCAATCGAGCTGCGATCAACCAGTTGCGTAGCGTGTCGAAGGTAGTCGCCAGCCACCGCGATGCTACCGGCTGTGTCTTGCCGGATACCACGTTGTAGAGGTTTTCTGTGCGGATTGCGCGTTCATCAAACTTGCCGGCCTTCGTGGGGTCGGCCAACTTTCCCTCACGCACGGCCTCGTCCCGAAAGAACCGGAACGTGTTATCAGGATTCGGACCGAATGCCTCGGTGAGTGCGATGTCCTTGGAGATACCCGAGATGTGATGGACCAGGACCTCGTAGAGCGATTTCTCGCCGTACTTGGCCTGATACTGCATGTACGCGTCGGCGTCTTTGAAATGGATCTGCCGTGACTCACTCCCTCGGTTCGCGCGCGCGCCAGAGCCTTTGAAGGTTCCCGGCTCGAGTTTATTTGCGCCACCGGTAGCGATCGTCGTCCAGGCTTCTTTCAGGAAGTCCCCTAGCTGTGCATCGCTCATGCGAGTGCCATCGGGATTGAAGTAGTGCTCGCGATCGAGGTGCGGCAAAGTGTCCGCGACCCACTGATCGCGCCCCGCCGCCGCTACCTTGGACTGCGAATGATGGTGCGGTAGGCCCCAATCTTCGAGTTCGCCGATATCACCGCCGGCCCGATTAAATCGATCTCGGAGCGTCGAGGTCACTTCGTGCCACAGTTTCGCGCCGGCCTTGGCCTCCGCAACTCCGGAGTCTTCCCCAAAGATCTCCTTCACTACCGCTTCAACGCCCTTCTGATTCTCGAATAGTCCGAACCACTTGGGATCGGACGCCTCAAGGGTCCTGAGCATCTGACTCAGGGCACGGTTCTCGATGGCCTGCGCCTGCTTCTCGAGCGATACAAAGTGGCTGCGGTTGTCGGCGTGGAAAGCGATCATGCGATCTAGAGTGTCGAGATAATCAACACCGCGGGCCGCCTGATCGGAAATGTGTTGACCAATACGGGCTCGAGCCGCAATGGTGAGGGAGGCCCGGCGCTGCTTCAGAACCTGTTCACCCACAAGCTCCTGGGCGGCCCTCTGAGCGGCTTCCGTCAGCTTCTCTTGTTGTGTCTTGCCTATCCAGGCTTGCGGGTCCTGACGCGCGGTATTGCGCAGGGCGCGGGTGATGCGCGCCTCGATGCCGTCTAGCTCCGCCTTTGTGAGCTTCCGGCCAATCGCTTGGATGACCGCCTCAGCGCATTGGGAGCGCATTAGCCGTCTCCCTTCGTCAGGATGCAGCCTACCAAGGCATCGAACCCCTTCGCATCGTGCTGCGCCTGCGCAATATCAGCATCGGCTTCCGCCATCACCTCGCGCGCGCTACGCACAATGGGACTGCCGTCGACGTTAAGTTCGCCAGTCGGGATCGGAAAGTCGGATTCGACTAGGGCGTTGCGGGCGGCCAGAACGATGGGGTCTACGACTCGGCCAGAACCCGCCGGTTGAGGTTGTTGACCATTTCCTGGGTCAGGCGCTGATCGTATGCGTCCGCTTCCGCCTTGGTCGCGAAAGCGTTGCTGTAGCGCTGCGTCGGTGGTGCCGCGGTAGACGGCTTCTGAGATTCGACCGGCCGCGCGTTCTTTCTCAAGGGCTGCATGAAGGTCTCCTAGGAGGGCATCATACTCCGGAATCTTGATCTGGTCGATTGAACCTATTCTGGCGCCGCCTTTACCTCCAGAATTATCAATGACTTGGATTTTAACGCGCGAATCATTGCTGTAGCGCTCGGCGAGCGTCTTAATCGTCGCTGCCCCGCCAGCATGGGTCTTCGCGTGCTCGACCAGCGGGACCGTTCGACCCATCCTCATCGCACGAGGTAGTGCGCCGTGCACGAGAGACTCGACCGGGTCACGGGAGACATACCGAATTCGCACGTCCTTTCCAGCCGCAAGGGCTTGATCAATTTTCTGTACGGCACTGATGGGGTTATTGAGATTCGTGTCATAGACGATCTGTGCGTGACGTACTTCGGACGCCATTTCCGGAAACGAGCTAATCGCTGTCGACTTGCCTGCACCCGTTCCGCCTGCGGTGAATACAACGATCGGTAATTCGCCTTTGGCGGGAGCCTCCTCCAATTTCCGCGCGTACATCTCCTTCACGAGCGCACTGGCCGGCTCATGCACCGCAGCACTACGCGTCCGATCGGTACGATAGTCGGGGGAAAGCTCACGGGCTAAGTCGGTGTTGAGAATGCGACCGTTGTCCGATCCGGGCAGTTTGCTGTATTCGGTGATTGCCGCCGGCTTGTCAGTTTCGAGCTGCTTTGAAAAGCGTGCCTCAATTTCCTGATCCGCTCTTCCAGGCTCAGGCGCAAGCACCTCGTCGACGCCTTTCAGCTCGTCCGCTTCAGATAGATGCCCCGCCGGTTTCGGTAATGCGATGAAGTCGGCACCCGTGATCCCCGTGTTAGCTAGGTCAACGGGCTTGCCTTCGAGCGTGTCGCGAATAGCGGCTTCCATCGCAGACTGATGCGCGACGGATGAGCCGATGTCGGCTGGGATTCCAGGAGCCGTGTCCTGCTGGAAGTGCTGGGCATCCGCAGCTGTGGCCGCCGCATCGCGCACAGATGGGGCGGACAGATGCGCTAACCCACCGAAGGCGAGACCGCTCAGCACGTCGACAGCGCGCGCCTCAAGGTCTAGAGGATGGATTTGTTCTCCCTGCGCCTTGTCTCCGGTCTCGTTTAGCGCGCCCTTCTCCAGGGCCGAAGATCCTGCGTTTACCGCGAGGTTGCCCGCTGCGCCACTGGCCAACCGACTCGCTAGGGTCTTGCCGAGGAAGGGAATCTTGAACCCGGCCGCCGTGGCGAGTCCCTGAATGATTCCGCCAGTGACCGCGCCTTTTACGCTGGCGCCCTGCTTCACCAGGTCCTGCGCACCGCCTAATTCAGCGCTGCCAATCAACAAAGAAGGGTTACCGCCGGTAGCCATGAGCGGCAATGCCATCTCGGAGAACCCGCCGAGCACGCGCCCGGCGGTCCCCACCTCGTTCGCTCCGGGTGTCCAGTAGTCGACGGCGTCACCAACGTACTGGTCCATGGCCTTGAAGTATGGATCCGTGAGTTCGCCGGGTTGGTCTTCGAATAGAGAAAGCAAGCCACCTCCGGCCAGTCCCACTGCCTGAGCGGACCGCGCACCGCCGCGCATCACGCCCATCCCGATAGCTGTTGGGACGCCTTGGAAGAATCCGCTTTGTAGCTCGTCGACGGGGACGCTATTCTCCTTAGCCTCGTTGGCCAACTGCTGCTGGCCATCGGTATCGAGGTCAAAGACGAGACTCATTGTAGGGTGATCGTGATCGGATTGCCCTTCGCATCCTTGACGAAGTTACGCTGTTGCATAACGTAGTAGGTTCCGTCCCCATTGTTGCGCAGTCCCACGTTATGGAGGGCTGCAATGCCAGCCGAATCAAGGCCATGTGCCTTACCGGCGGCGGTAAGCGCCGCATAGGCCTTGTCTTGGAATTCTCCAGGCGTCATGCCCCAAGGAGCCAACACACTACCCCGACCGTTGAAGTCGACCACATTTCCCAAGGTGGCAGTAATCGCCTCCTTCATCAGCCCTGAGTCAATATCCTGTTTACTCGAGGCGAGTCTACCGGTCTGTGCGGCCTTGCCGACGTAATAGGCCTGAGCCGCCTGAAACGCGGTTTCAGCAGCTTGCGGGCGGCCCGCGAACGCATTGCCTACACTGTCCTGAAAGTCAGCCTGCATCTGCGTGGACTCGGGTAAGAATAGTTTAGTGCTTGGTTTCCCATCCTCGCCCTTCTGGGACTTGGTCGGATTCAACAAGGCTTCGCCCTGTAGCATCGTCGAGGCAACATCCCCGCTAGGCGCCACATCGTTTGGGCCGAACCAGTGAGTCGCGAGGATGAGGTTGCGCTGCTTAGAGCTCAGAAGACCGGCCAATGCCTTGAGTGGCGCATCCGGTGCGATCTGCTGCATCATTCCCTTGAAGGATTCATCGTCGCCGGCCGCATTGCGTAGAGCACCGAAAATCTGGGTCTGCTGCTTCGGATCCGCACTATTCAGTGCGGAAGTCAGTTGCGCGGCCTCCTGTGGCAAGAGCGGTCGCAAGGGAACCTGCGAACCGTACTGCTTGCGCATCGCGGCAAGCGTCGTCACGCGATCCTGAACTTGCTGGCTGATCTGCTGATCAGCATTCGGATCACCCAATTGGGATAGGTTGATCGGCTGAACGTCTTGCCCCGTCCGGTTGGCGTTGAATATCAAGGGCTCCTGCTGCATCAACTTCACGTTGGATTGCACCGCTGCCTTCAACCGGTTGAGGTTGGCGAGATCTCGTAGTGAACCACCCTGGCTCTGGAGCGTTGCTTCCTTGTCCTGAATGTACTTCAACTGCTCGTCGATTGGCTTACGCAATACCTGCTGAACGGCGGTCTCGTCGTCCATGCGCTGCTGAAAGTCCGGCGCGGACTGAGTCCCCTTCACCGTGGATGCCCAACTGGTCCACATTGCGGGCGTAGCCGGAACGCCAGAGGCGATCTGCGTGTCCATCTGTAGTAGAGCCCGTTGTCCTGCTGCCTCGCGCTTCTCCTGTAACCGCTCCTGGCGGTTCTCAAGAATCAGCCTGTCGTTAATCACTGAGCGCAACACGGCATTGCGCTTATCAGTGTCTAACTTACCCGCGTAGAATCCATCGGGAGCGGTTAGGTCGTGCTCGAGCTGCTTCAGGTCATCCATGCTGTCCTTGGACTGCATGGCGTTCTGCGTGGCATCATTCAGCCAGTTGCGATCCTTGAATTTCTGAATCGCCTCATCAATCTTCTGCTGAGGAATGCCTGCCTTGCGCGCTAAAGGGGCGAACGCTTCTGCCTGAGCATTGATCTGCTCAATATTGGCATCTGGCATACCGGCGAGCTTGCCGAGCTTGTCGAGGTTCGCCGCAAATTGATCCTGAAAGTCGTTGCGTTGCGCCTGTTGGACGACCTGATTAACGCGTAGTCCTTGAGTAAAGACGTTGCGCTCGGCGCCCTTCTGTAGGTTCTGACGCGCGACTGGATCCAGGTACTGAACCTGCGCCGGCTGAATTTTAGCGACCGTGTCCTCAAAGGACTGTTTCGCCTGTGTGTAGGGAATCTCGCCGGTCTGGACTTTTCGTTCGATGTCGTCCGTGGCACTACGGACCGCAATCTCATGATCTAGTAAGGCGTTAGCGGCTTGGGCACGGGCCAGATTAGCGCGCTGAGTAAAGAGTTCATCCGCCGCCTTTCCCAAGTCCTGACCTGTCTGAGCCATAGACTGATCCTGAATCAGGCCTGAGTTGTCCTGGGCAGGAGCAGCGGCGGCCCGGGAGGGCGCGGTGGCCCCTAAACCCATCGCATCAGGTAGACGAGGCATTACTTATACTTCGTCGCGAGCGTCGTGGCGCCCGTTAGAATGGTGGAGACACCCTTCAAGTATCCAGCCTTCTGGTAAGCATTACCCTCATTGATAGCCGCCTGGGATTGAGAGCGCGCATTACCGCCCTCGGTGTCACCTTCATATAGCTGTGTCAGTGCGTTGTACTCACCTTGGCCGGCGATATTCCCTAATAAGCCGACAACGGTAGGATCGCTCGCCCCAGCGCCTGAGGCAGCCGCTAGAGCCTGACCGCGAGATATGGCGTAGTTGGCCTGCCTACGGCTCGTGATAGCCGCTCGCTGAGAAGCAGCCTCGTCCGCATTAGCTTGATTCCTAAGCGTAATGGCCTGCGCTTCAGCCTGTTGTTTCTGATCGGCGCCCTGCTTGATAGCGCTTGCTGTTGACACCACCGTAGAAGCAGCAGCGATATAGGGAGCGGCAGCCGCTAGGAAGGCCATTGGTACACATCTCCGTCAAACTGGACAAAGCCAAGTCGCTTTAGGACACGGTGAGAGTCAGGCTCATCGGCTTGAGCGATGGCGAACACCTGACGCCGTGAGGCTCGCACCAGTTTCATAGAGGCCTTGATTGTGCGGAGCGCGGTAAGTGTCTTCAGGAAGGGACGCAGTTCTGGCTTGATCTCCGAGAAGTACTTCGCGCGATGACCTTCACGGGCTAGCCCGATCACTCCTGCAACCTCTCCATCGAGTACAGCTACCCAGGCCTTGAGGGTCGGACAAGGCCGATCCTGGTAGAAAGCGCGAATGTCTGCTGCGGTTGCTTCGCGGCCGATTAGCCGTTGGTATTCGTGGTCACTGTCGCGCATAGCACCGTGCAGGGTCGCGGAGCGGCCGCCTCGAGACACAACCGCGAGTCGGTCGACCACTGGTCATTGAACGCAAACATGTTTTGATCGTATACGTCGAACACGTGGTCCGTATCAGGGTCGCCGTTATCGAGTGTCGGTAGATCATCTAGCGGGATGTCGTCCAGGTGATCGAAGTCCGAGCCCATCCTGATGCCCATCCCATGGGTGTTCAGTAGAATCAGCCCGAGCTGCGTCACGCGCTGAACCTGGTTGAGCGGAGTTCCCATAGCCGCCGCGAAGGCATTTTTCATGCTCTTCCACTGAGCCGTGTACGGCAGTCCAGCCACAACTCGGGAGGCGGCAGTATCCAGCGTGATTGCTCCCGCTGATACTCTGTGCAGCCCCACGTCCTTTCCATCGGCCCACACAACGACATCTTCACCTTCGAGGTGCGATAAACCCGTGACAGTGGTCGTTGTTACACCATCGTAGACAGCAAAAGCATCGGCCTGCTTATTTAGCGCACCTCCAATACACTCACTCTCGAGTGCCCACTGCTCCCGATATCGAACCGTCGCGCCATTGATCGTACGCTTGACCGTGTAGCAGACGCGATCCTCAGCGGCGCCCGGCCGTATCGAGATATCCTCGACCTCCCCTGCTGTCTCAAGCTCGAGCCAGCAGATCACGTTTTCCGCCTTGTCGAACACGAGTGCCCCGACAGTCCCATCCGCACGTACGCAGTGGATACGTGTATCCGGCTGTCGCTGGATCGCGATGTGCACGATGCCGGCGGCGTTCAACTCAGGAGCGAGTAACGTTAGGTCGTCGGCCTTGTAGTCGTTGGTCTCCAAATCATAGGAGAGTTCAAACAGACGTTGCTGGCTGCGCTGAACAAATATCGCATTCTTGTCCATGCGCAATCCATCCACAGCACTGGATCCTTGCGTGCTGGAGGACTTGAGGTTGAAGTTCGTCGGCGTGAGCGGCTCATCGAGACTAGATGAGCGCGCGGATATTTCTGCGGCCGGAGTGCCTAGCAGCAATCGGCTTAATGAGATGGCCCAATTGATAGTCTCGATCGGGCCCTCACCAACGCTACGTTGAATCGTGCCTGAGTCACCCTCGACCGTATCGTCGAAGTTCTCGTAATCATCCGAAATGGACCCGTAGACTGATAGTCCGTGCCACCACAGCCGTCCCTCGTGCAGACTGACTGCGGACGGCCAGCCGCGAAAATCTGACCATGACCCTTCCGACCAGTCGGAGGTCGCGTCCACGCCACCCAATGCATCCAATACCTGCGCGCTCACGGAGGTCTGACTGCTATAGGTATTTACCCGCACAATGCCGGTGGCAGACCCAGAGGAAAAGCTCAACGTGGCATCTGCTGTCCCAGAGGTGTAGTCGCCACTCTTGATACCGATGCGGTAGAAGAGGATCTGGTTGTCCAACTGATCGTTGTAGGAGACGGCTTGGTCAGTCGTATAGGTCTTCGCATCGACCCAGGTACCTGGAGCGGCCACGGAATACTGCAGAGTCACCGAAGCGACCCAGGTGCCAGTGATGAGAATGCTAAAGGCGCGTTCTCCGCCCACACCGGTCACCTCGATGGGATCGGTGAACTGATCACCTGCGGTAAGAGAGGCTGTGGCGATCTGGCCTGAGGAGGTGAGTCGAAAGAGCGCTCCTACATGGCCGGACTTGAACAGCGGCTTGGATGAAGTCAGGGTGATGTCGCCCGTGAGTGCACTCGGGGTTAGAGTAGTTGGCGTGATATTCGATAGCTGGAATGGTCCGGTCTTAGGCTGATAGAGCACGATAGACCAGGACCGCGTTGCGCGACGCTCAATCTTGCGCTGTTGAAAGCCCTTGCACGCTACATAGATCACATCGCCCGACTGTGTCTTACGAATCAGCGAAAGGTCGGCCTCTCCCCACGGGGTCGGCAGCTCTAAGACTCCAGCAGCTTCCACCGTGATGGAATCCACGAGCGCGGCCGGAATCGCCCGATTCATCACACGGATGTTGAACGTTCCTGATGGGGTAAACGCTAGGGAATGGGATCCGACCCCGAGTGTCGTTTCCGTGATGTAATCATCATCCCCGCTGGATGAGCCGACCCGAAAGAGCACCTCGCCGCGCGTCACGACGATACGCAGCGCATGTTCGGTCCCCGTCTCCGTGACGGTCACCGCCTGATCACGGATCGCCGCATTGGTGCCAGTACCCACGAGTGACAGATACCCACCGGTAGCCCAGGAGGATGTCGCGCCAGATTCATCCGAGTCCGTCCAGCCGGTCAGATCTGACGTGAACGAGCCGTTGGTCGTCTGCGCGGTCACACTCGCCCTAGTGATGAGCGCATCATCCACCAGCACGCGCATCGTTTGCGCGGTGAGCTCCAATTGCGCAGTGTCGTCTGTGGCAAAGATGAAGTCGAGCGTCTTGGCCTTGGCGTTATTTCGTGTCGAGCCCAAGTACTGCCAGCCTGGACGTAGAGACATCGACCCCAGCACCCTACACATCCAGTTCGTCATTACCTCGGCGGACATGGAATATCTCGCGAGGTCGACGCGGGCTAGCGCCAATAGGCTCATGATCCCGCGGTTGAACGCGAGACGAGCCGTGTTCTGCTGAGGCATTAGCCGTACAGCCGTCCGCGGTTACCACGATCCAACCGACTCGTCCGTCCACGACGTGAGAGCGACCACGATCCAGGTGGTGGAAAGACCGTTGCCTCATCCATGGCATCCGTGTTCTTCGCCTTGCGCAGCAAGGTCTCAACATCCTTAGCGAGATCCGCCTTGTCCTGACCACTTTGAGTAGTGCGCTTGCAGACCTGCAACGCGAACCAGGACTCTACGAATCGTGTGAAGTTATCCGGCCACTTGGAATAGTCGAGTCCGAAGTCCGTATCGCTCGAGACGAAGCGTACGTAGATCGTGTCAAGGTCCGAGAACCAGTACGCGGCCTCGTCCTGATACTCTAGCAGCGGAACCTTATAGAACTCGTCCTGGCAGACAGCGACCGTGCGTACACAGTCGGTGGGCTTATTGAATGCGCGTTTAAACCCGAAGGGCGGCTCGACACTCGGTGAGTAATCGTACTGCAGCGAGCGGGTGGCGAAGTTCCATAAGCCCATCTGTAGGCACGTTCTCACTCCACCCCGATCCCACACTCCATCCAGGTCACGTCGGATCTGCCTATTCTCGGTTAGGGATACGAGCTTGCGGTCCCCGAGCGCGAGACAGGCGCCCTGATAGAGCGTGAGTTTGCTAGTCATCTATGTGTCCTTAAGTTACGCGGCCACTGTCTTGCCGTACTCGTTCAACCATTGCTGAGCGCCCTCCTTGGTCATACCGTCCTTCAGGACATCCGTGCCACGTAGCACGCACCATCTAAGCTGCGGGCCGCGCCATTTGATGCCATGGCCTGTCAGAGCCGGGGTGCCCTGTAGGACCTCGACCTTGTCGAGTTCCACGTACTCGAGCTTAGCGACCTTTGCGTAGAGCTTGCCGGCGTCCTGAACAAGAAGACGCCCGTAGTAGGAACCATCCTCTGAGTTCACCGTGATCTCATCACACGGTTTGAACTTTGCAGCGACGTGCGCCCAATAGCCGGGGTCAAGTAGAGCATCGAAAGGTGTACCGAACTCGGGCACCACGAACCATAGATTGCGCTCGTGCTCGGCGAACTTGAGTCGAGCGGGTTGAAGCTGCGTCATTGCCAGTCTCCTGTGTTAGGAAAACAGGGCCGCCCACGCGAGCGGCCCAGAAGTTGCGAACTTAATCGCTGTTGGTAGAAGCACCGATAGTGGTGCCGTTAGAGAGATCCACAGCGCCCGGAGCGGTAGTGCTCACCGAAATCACCTGATGAGTGGTGATCAGCGGCGTGCCAGTGTCGTTAACGATCACGACATCTCCCACCTTTATGCCGAGATTTCCACCGTTGGTTATATACCCGGAGGTATCAACGGTTGTAGCTGCATCGGCAGACGAGTAGTACCAGACGTTGCCGGAGCCCGTGAAGGCAGGTGTCAGCAGCCGCGGGGGATTGGAAGTCAAGTAAGACATGTGTGTTACTCCTTAGCCTGCGACCAGCGCCGAACCATCGTGATTGATCACGACGACACCGCTGTTCTGCAGGAGTTTGCTGCCCATATAGGTGGAAGCGCGGGCCCAGGAGTAGTCCTGCTCCTCGTCGTAGCCCACCGGGGTCTGAAGACCTGCCGTGTCGACAGCGTGCCCAATGGCGGTCTTGTGGTACAGGAAGCACTTCTCCGTAGCCGTTCCCTTGCCCGGCAGATTCGGGTGCACGCACCACATAACGCCGAGCCAGTAGAACATGATCGGCTTATCACGCCAGGCCGGATCGGCCGACTCGAAGGGCTTCTTATTGACGTACTCCGCCTTGGAGAACTCTGGCGCCTGCATGATGTACGCCTCGAAGGCAGGCGTGATCAGTCCGTACAGGTTGGAATCCCACGGGATGGAGGCATTGCCTAGAATGGTCTTGGCCCGCATAACCAGGGCCACGGATGCGGTAACGCCTGTCTGACCCGCATTCACCGTGCCCGTGTTGAGCTCGGTGATGATGTCCTGATCGGTCTTACGGTTGATCACGCCCATCGTAGTCTGCTGCATGATGGCGCGCTGATCGCCCTGCGAGGCGAACACGTTGAACCCGGTCTTACGGACGAGGTCATGCCATTCGGCAAGGGTCGCGCTGGACTGGTTCAGATTGTCCGCCCGCGCCGGGATTAGGCCGTTCACGCCGCGAGTGACCGCAGTGGCGCTGCCCGAATCGGCTACGAGGAAGGTGGCGGTGTTGCCCTTGATGACGGCTTCCGTCGTCACCGAATCGCGCAGCAGGGACTGGCGCTGCTCGAAGCCGGCAATGAATTCCTGCCGGTATTGCGTTTGAAAGGCTGTATTGGACACGTTTCATACTCCTAAGTATGGGTTGACGTGCCGCGGCTCAGGGTGTCCTCGAGTGTAGGCAGACGGGATGTCCGCAATAGCGGGCCGTCGCCTCTATCAAGGGGCGTCGCTTAGGCGTTGGTTTGGATTGATCGGCGCCGCGAAGCGGGATAGCCGATGCTCAGTGAAAAATTAGCGGCTCAGGACCGTGTTGGCCCGAGAATCAATTTGGTCGCGTTGGCCTTTAGAAAGCCGGCCCGCCTTGTACTGTTGGCTCGCTCGCGCCTTAGCATTGGCAGCATGAGCGCGGTCGTTCACAGGATAACTACGGCCCGGGCCGGCAAAGGCAGTGTTCGGAAGCGCTTTGCGCTGCTTTACGGTGAGAGTACTCACGCCGCGTTGCGCTTCTTCAGAGTTTCGCGCGCATCGACGAGATCGCGGTAACGCGCCTGCATCTTGTTTGCCTCAGGTCCCTTCCAGTATGCGCTAGAGCGATCACCCATCAGTTTCTCGATCCCGGTGATCTCAGTGTCGATAGTCGCAGTGGAAGTGCCACCCGATCCGGGTACGATAGTGCCTACAGGATTGAGCTCACGCGCCACTGAGGCAAACCAGCGTACGACATTCGCATCGTTCAAAATGGCACGCCCATCGGGACCGCGAGCGTTCATTACAAGCGCCGATACACCTTCGGGAGCGGAGCTTAGAAATCCGTTGATGTGATTGATGTTGGCGCGGTAATCATTGCCCCACTCGGCACGTAGCGCGTCCTCGACCTCAGTCTTCTGCGAAGTGTCGGCCTCGGCCGTCTTCGCGCCCTGCTCTTCCAAGAAATCGTTGTACCACTTGACCGCGTAGTGAGCGATCTTCGGGTCTGCATTCAGGGCATGTAGTCCCTTGGCGAAGTTCTCGAATAGCGGCTTGTCTTCTGCGCCAATGACGAGCCCGTCGGGCAACTTCTCGAAGTAGCCTTCTGGCTTATCGGGCAGGCCGTTCTGCTGTCGATAAGCGGCCACCTCTTCGGGACTCGCATTCTCAGCGAGCGGCTTACGCAACTCTCCGGAGCTGATCCGATTCTGCGCGGCGATCAGTGCATCGAGTGCCGCCTTAGGGCTCTGGTAGCGCTCCAGGCGCGCAAGCATCTTGGCGTCGTCACCGGCATAAGTCTGGCGCCAGTTATCACCCCAGGCATTGGTAGGCTCAGGAGTCGGAGCCGGTACCGGATTAGGAGTCGGCGACGGAGTGGCGGCGATCGGATTTGGGACGGGAGCGGGAGTCGGCGCCGGGGTGGCCCCAGGTTGGGGAGCCGGGCTAGGAGTCGGATCGGGCATTAACTGTCTCCAGTAGTGTTAAGCCGGCGGTCGCCCGCGGCTCGGGTCATCTTTCAATGCGTGGACGTTGAGGTTCAGGAACTTGACTAACTGTTGACCCACAAACGCCTTACCCAGCGCAAAGTCGGTATCACGCGGGCTCGCCGGGCGATAGGCCATGTCATACGTTCCACAGAGTGTCTCGATCAGGTAGCGCAGCGCACGCTTCTGTTGGTCCTCGGTGGCATCACCCCGCGAGAGCGCCTGAATAGCCGCCACATCCGCCACCTGGTAGTACGGCGGCTTCCACGGCTCGGCCTTTGGCAACGAGGGATCGACCTTACGTGACATTGGTTAACGACTGCTGAGCCTGTCCCAGCTGCGCAGCGGCAGTACCAGCCGCGGCCATGTTCTGCGTGATCTGCTCGGCCTGCTGTTGTGCCGCATGCTGGTCGGTGATCTGCTGCATAGCGTCCTCTGTGCGCAGCCACTTCGCAGGAGTCCCGATACCATTGAGGGCATCGCGTAGTGCGGCCTGCGCATCCAGCATCTGGCCAGAGACTGGATCCAGCGTAACGGCCTGATCGATGAGCTGCTTGGACTCTAGGAACTGCTGTCCCTTCTTGCGATCGATCGCCTGGTGTAACGGGGACTCGAACTTGAAGCGGATCTGCGCACCCTTGATGCTGTCTGGGATGTCCTGTGGCGAACCAAATGCACCGACTCTCAGGAGAGATTCGAACGTGTCCTCGCACAACGATGCGTTGTATTCGGTCTCCATCGGCTCAAAGAGCGGCAGTGCCGAGCGGATGTACTCCTGAATGCGTTGGCCGGTCTCGTAAGCGGTCATGTCACGACCTGGAGGCGGGAGGTTCAGCTTATTGAGATAGAAGGCCTGGGAGAGCATCTCGCGCGCATCGCGCTGCATCTCCATGCCCATCGGGAAGCCTGACTTGTCCTGCGTGATGGGCCGAAGCACCTCACCCAAGCGCTCGTCGTACTCGGCATCCGCCCACGTGATACCACCAGCATAGAGCGCGACATCGCCGCGAATCGCCTCCTTGGTCGCGATCATCGGCGGGCGAACATTCATCTCTCCAGCCTCAAGCAGGGTCAGCGTCATAGCCTGGATCAACCTGGCATCAGGTAAGCCTGCGATCGTGGCCGGTGAGTAGGCGTACTGCGATCCAGAAACCGTCTGCCACCGCGGGATGGTGTAGATCCGGCTGTATGAACCGATCTCCTGCATTGGCGTTTTATTATCGACGTCGATGTGGATCGACATCCACGGAAAGCGCTTCCATTTCGGATCGCCGTCGTAGTCCTCTGCTTGGATTACCACATGTAGGCAACTCACCTCGGCATGCGGCTCTTTCTGTAGCCTGTTCTTGACCTGTTGGCTCACCGTGTTCGGGAAGAGCTTGCACAACTGCGCTACGGTCGGCTTCCAGCGGCGGTAGATCTCCCCAATCGCCCCGTTATAGCGCTCGACCCACACGATGTCCTTAAGATGCCAGCAGCGATACAATAGCGCCTGCTCTCGCAGGTCGAGCTCGCGGCTGATCACGCACTGACCGAAGGCGGCGAAGTCGTTGTCGCCCTCCTTGGTGGCACGCACGAACTGCGTCACGCGGTCATACATTGCTCGGCGTTGTACCCCAGAAGCCCACTCGAGCCAGGCCTTACCTTCCTGATCGATGCGCTCTTCGTGCTCGACCGTAATGGCGAACCATTCCTCATCTCGCGGCCGCAACATGGCGGAGAACGCATTGCCCAACTCCCGCCGCACAATCAGCGGATAACTGGAATTCAGGTTGGTCGCGAATTCCTCTCCGAGGTACGTCTGCCGCGTGAACTGTGCCCGCTCTGGATAGAAGTTCTCAGCGATTTCCTGCCATAGACTCATCACGGATGAGCGTTTGCCGAATTGATGTTCGGCACGCGAGATGAGCGTAGCGATTCGATCCACTTACGCGCCCAGCTGATCGCCAGAGGATGCCGCCGGCTGAGACAAGATCGTGCTCGCCCTCCCGGTGCGCTGTAGCTGCGCGGCCTGCTGCAATCGCTTCGCGCGCTGTACGTCCTGATCTGTGGGCATGGCCACGACCTGGGGAGTAGTCACGGTCTTGGGGGCGAAATTTAGCCCAACAGCCGATGAGACAGCCCGGTCGAGTGGATCGATCTTATGGAGGGTCTGTTGAAGCTTAGCCATTATTCGTACCTGACAGTCCATAAGCGCCTGTCGATGTATTGCCAACTTGCTGCTGCGGGACACCCAACACCGTGCGGACCGGCTGACGCTTGCGCGCTGCCAAGTCCTTCTGGTTCTGCCCCGTGATACCCGCTAAGCGCGTGGCTTCCGCATCGGACAATGGCGCCACACTTGCTTGCTGCTTGACCTCTCGTGTCCCGCTATCGAACAGACCGCCCATGCTGCCTCCGGGGGCCCAGGCTTACCTTGGGCACCGCTAACCGATTGATATGTTGATCTGCGCGCCACTCATGGTAGTGAGTGGCCATCTTGGGCCCAGCCCAATTCGACATGACAGTGGCGTCGCCTTTATCGGTCGACCGCCCGAGTCGATCGCAGACTTTCTCTTTCGACTCGAGGCGGATCCCGTTGGGTGTCGGCTCGAAGGTCGGTGCTGCGAGGTCCGCAACGAGCACCGGATCATCGGGGAGCATGATCGGCGAGCCTCCGGGTTGAGCCGGGTCTAGTGCCTCCCGAAACATCCAGTACGCCGCCGTGCGTACGTTGGTGAACTTCAGCTTCCCATCCCGGCTGCGGCGCATCGTTCCTTCCGCGCCCTTGTATTGCATCACCTCGACGTTATTGGCCTTAAGGTGATCGTGCATCGAACCGCCATAGCCGCCGCCCATGTCGATTACTACCAACGCGTCATGACGCCGATGGCTCACCACGATGCCAGCGCAGTAGGGGCCGATGCGATCCATCGGGATTTCCTTACCCGGTACTTCGACTAGCGGCGCATACCATCCGTCGTAGCGCGGCGCCAGGATCATAGGATCACTGCCGCCACCCGAGGCATCCACTCCGATCGCGCACATCGGCACACCTTCCGGTGGGCTCTTGGTCCATCGTTCCTGGGCCAGTTTGAGCCACGCGGTCGGAATGACCTGGTTCTCGGCGTCCTTGAACGTGGTCTTGAACCCGCCCATGAGGAGGGAGCGATACGGCTCTGGCATTGCGTCCAGCTGCCGCTCGTAGTCCGTCGCTGCGTAGTACGGGTTGTCTGAAACCTTCGACGGGATGTACGTGCGTGAGGTGGGCCGGACCGTCTTGCCCTTGATCACCCGCGTATCGTTCGGGCCTTCCACCCACAGGTCGTTACCATCCTCATCCGACACGACCCAGCGTAGTTCACCGGGCTTGGCCGGATACGGATAGGCTGGATCCAACCAGGGCGCGAACATCTTGTTCACCCATAACCCTTCGGCTGTCAGGGGCGGATTGGTCGCGAGCACGGTGCGTACCCTCTGCCCAGCGGTATCGGTGCGATTCCAGCCCATCAGAAACCGCACCTGTGATTCGGCGAAATGGGTGGCCTCATCGATTCCAAGGAGGTCGCGGCCCTTGCCCATCTGCCCTTGCTCATCCCCAGCACGGTGAGCGGCTGCAAAGTCGATGACCTGCTTGTCGCTGATCCGCAGCTTTGGCGGCGGGGATCCATTGAACCCATTCCGTGAGCCGTGGATCTTCAGCGCATCCTCAACCAGGCGGTCAAGGTCGCCATACTGGCGGCGCATGATGAGCGCGCGTTCGTGGCAGTTGAATGCCAGCCCCAGAATCAACTGCGACTTGCCACCGCCCGGCTCTCCACCGAACAGCAGGCAGTCCGCCAAACTGAAGTACGCCTCCGTCTGCGGTCCCGGGCTGGGAATCCACTTCAGGCGCTTCGTGGCCTCCATCGCATCCCGCGCGACGGCGGCACGCTGAGGCTCTGGCAACGCACGGTAGGCTGCCAGAACCTCCTCGAGCTGCATTAAACGCGCAGCGCTGCCGCGTGTACGTAATCTGCAGTGATCGTCGGAGTGCCCGTGGTTGTGCGGTTGAATCCCGCAATCACCGGCGTCAGTGCAATCGAAGGTGTCACCGCGCTAGTCAGCGGCGCTCCCGCAATCCGAAGCCCGTTACGGAAGAACGTTGCGACTCCTGTCGTGGAAACCTCGATACGGAGCGTCTCGTACGTTGCCGCCACCGGCGCGAACGTACTGTTAATCGCCGTAGCATCCACGTCATTGGCCACACCTACGAGCCACCACTTTGCAGTCGCCATGCTCGTGTCGAACATGAAGCCCACGCTGTCGGTCGCATTGGTGGTGATAGTATCTGCGGACGCTGCCGACTGGATGGGCATCTCGAGCGCCGCGGTCTGATCGGTGAACCCCACGAAGACGGCGATGTTCGTGATCGCCGAGAGCTTCACGCGAGCTTCGAACACCAGCTCGCCACTGGAGGCAAGCCACTCAAGACCCGCGTCGAGCTGCGTACCGGATACCGCCATCGAAGCCGTTGTCGACCCGATGGTGCCGACTACGGTCCCATTAGCCGCAGGCGTCACCGTCCAGTCGACGCAAGCCCCGTCCGATCCTTTGCGGGAGCGCCAGCCGTCTACGATCGTTGTCGAGAAGGCTTGCGAGCCACCGGTGAAATCATCGAACCGACTGGTCGTAAGCGGGCTAGGAAGGTCAATCTGCGAGCCATTGTTGCCCGACCGAAATCCGGCAGGAGTAACCAGTCGGCCAACGGAATCGAGTCCGATCAGGCGGCCATGAAGCGAAGTTTGAATGTGGGACATGAGAATCTCCTCAGAAGTGAATCTGCTTGATGCTTATGCGGTGTCCTGCCCGCTGCTATGCGCCTATCGCCCGGTCGCTGGGTCTACTGGACCTTGTCGAAAACCCTGAGCGAGCGCGAAGGCAATACGTCGCCCTATCTCAGATTCGGTCACGTTCTCTACCTGAATCGGTCCCCCACCTGGGGCAGAGAGCTCCGTCGAGATCCGATCACCGAAGCGCTTGGAAGCGAGTTTCGAGAGCAACCACTTCCGCGTGTCAACACGCAGGCGTGAGCGGTTGATGTGCTCTGAATCGGGAACCTTGTCTATTCGACCACTCTCGCTCTCACGAGCGATCCAGTCATTCGAGCCATCATCAGCAATCTCGATGATCTCTTCGGCCCAATGCTCGAACTGATCTTCTCGGGCTTTCGCGTACTGTTGTGAGAATTCCGGGATTTCCCGATTCCACTTCATTACTGTAGATATGCAAGGCATTGATTCGTCGCGACAAATCTGTCTAAGCGATTCGCCTCCCGCGAGGCGCTCACAAATCAGTAGCGCGATCTCGATACAGTAGAGTGAAGGACGGCCTGCTGGCATTTACCGACCCATCTTGGAGCAGATCAATGTGGCACCAGTCACCGCGGTGGCGCCGTTCTGGGTCACCTTGAGCTTGGAGAATGTGCCGCGAACGCGGTAGATGCGATTCGCTGCTGTGACAATGACCGGGTCGCTGGTGGTGGCCCCCATATCAGTCAGGCTCAAAGGGGCCGTGGCGTAGTTCGTACCATCCAACGATGCGAGCACCTGGGCCGCGCCGGCCGTGGTCATGACTAGGAAGGTGTCGTACAGCGAGATATCTCCGGTCTGCACAACCACATCATTGGCGCTGACGCCTGTGCCTCCTATGAAGCGAAGGTCGTTGCCCTGCTGGTCAGGCGTTGCGAGAACAAGTGCCATGGGTCACCTAGTCGAAATAGTCACGCAAGTCAGCGCTGACTTTGGAGTTGGAGAGCTTGATGTGGATCGCATTGCCGGCCGTGGTGCCCGCGCTATTGATGCCTGAGATGGTGTAGGGGCCGTATGTCCCTGCCACCTCAGCGCCGCTGTCGACTGCGAGCACACCCGTGCTGGTGTTGAGCGTGAAGCCGGCCGCCAATGTGCTACTGGAGAAGGATGTCTCCCCGGCGAAGTAAGGAGCGAGCGCAAAGGTGTAGACGCCTGAATTGACCTTGACCGTGATGTCCGGCAACTGCTCGATCAGTACAGGAGGGAGCGCACTGTTCCAGAACCCGCGCGTGACGACCTGGCGGATCTGGCCGCCATAGCCGCGGCGAATGACATCTGCAATCGCCATATCAGCCGGACCGGGTTACCGCGGTGGGCGCGGACGAGTCGTTCAGGGTTAGCGTCAAGGCGGTGGTAGTTCCATCCAGCTTCTTGATCGTCATCGTGGTGCCACTGATGCTCATCTCGGTCAGCATCTGCATCACCAGGAACAGCGCTTGAGCCACGGTAGGCGGCGAGCCGTCGGCGTTGTAGCTCTCAGTCAGTGCCCGGGTGTAGAGCGCATCGATCCCGGTCGTCGACAGGCTGTACCCGGTCTTGTCGCTCACCGTGGAGACCGTATAACCGGTCTTGTCACTGTTCGTGCTGACGGTCACTCCAGCGGTCACCGAGCCGACAGCGCCCGTGACTGAGCCCACTGCGCCCGTCACACTGCCCACCGCGCCCGTGACAGAACCCACCGATCCATTCACGTTGCCCGTGACGGTGGTGACCTGAGGCATGGTGCAATTGGTGAATCCGAAGCCCGTCGCACCGTCGAAGGCTGACTTGGCATTCACCGCTGCCGTAGCATTGCCGCCGATCCGCTCAGCATCAGCTAGGACGTACTCACCGAAGGTTCCAGCCGAGGTGTGCGAGGCTCGAGCTTCGTCCCAGACAGCCTGCGCGATCGCCGCGATCGTGGCGGCATCCACACCCAAGGGCAGGAGCATGAAGACGCTGGTTGAGTCCGGTGCGACCGTCCAGTTGATCCCGACGGTGGCAACCTTGGAACTCCCGGTATAAGCGGTAATCTGTCGCGACTGACCAGCGCCGGTGCCACCAATAATCGTGACGATGTCGTACTTATAAAGATCGTTGGTTGCGGAGGCGCCGCTATCTAGCGTGATGCTACCTGCCGCACCGGCCTGCGCGGTGCCTGTGCGAACGACCTGAGCGCTCTGGCCATAGGTGCCAGCAGTCGTGTGACTGCTGCGCGCTTCGTCCCAGACAGCCGCAGCATTCTGCGCCGCAGTGGGCGCGGTCGCTCCGGGTACTGCACCGAACGGAGTGATGGCGTAGACGGAAGTGTTATCCGGCGCGGTGGCCCAGGCTGTGACAGTGGCCACCTTCGTGGAACCGACATAGCCGCTTATGATGTTGCCCTGGCCAGTTCCAGTGCCCGCAGTGATCTTGATGATCTGGTACTTGTAGAAGTCGTTGACGGCTGAGGCGCCAGCGGCGAGCGTAATCGTCGTGCTGGCACCGCCCTGTGCCGTGCCGGAAGCCTCACTCCCAAGCGCCTGACCAAAGGAACCGGCAGTGACATGTGCAGAGCATGCGGTATCCCAGACCACATTAGCAGCCGCGGTATTAGCCGCTGAGGTGAGCGAGACGGCAGGTATGCCGGAGGCGTAGGTGCCTGCCGCGCCGCCCGCTGCCACCTGGTTCACATCGATCCGGCCGTTAGCATCCTGATTGATCTGGCCTGCGCCGGTTCCACGTGTGAACAGTCCGCCGGATGCCGCAGCCGCAGCATTCGGCAATGCCGTCATGCCGCCGCGGACTGAGTCATAGAAGTCCACCGCCGTGACGACGAAGTACACCGTGTGTGTCGCGAGATTCGCAGCGCCGGTGAAAGTGACCGAGGCAATACCTGCGGTTGCAATCACCGCATTGGGCACATCAAAGCGATAGAGTCCTGGGGCATTCGTTGAGCTGATCTCGACAAATCCACCCGAGCTGTAAGCCCCTCCTACGGTCTGCGTCGCAAGCGTGATAGCGGTGAGAGTACCCGTTGCACCGTTGCGGTAGTACGCAGTGAGGCTCGATGTGTTGAATGCAAGCCCTGTAATCGGATCACCAGGACTGGTGGCGGCGGCTTTCTGCACCAATGCAACATCGATCGTCTTCGATGTCGATCCAGCGGTAACGAATACCGTTTGCGTGGACATTTAAAATCCGCCCTGATTGCTGAGCATGGTAAGAAGTTTCGCCGACGTGGCACTAGCGGCCTGATAGGCGAGCGTGATGTACATCCAGCTCGCAGTCACCGCAGTCCATTGGAAGGTTTGACCGGCGGAGGAAGCGGCGTCATCGAAGTCATCAAATGCGATCACTCCCGTGGTGGAGTCCGAACGGCGACGCGTCCACCCTGAAGGGGACGTGATCGTGTCCCCCGTACTATCGCGAACCGCAGCGAGTAAACATGAATGCGCCGCGTTGGATATCGAAGCCGTCGTGACGGACGCGGCTGCCGTGGCCGTACCATTGCTACTAAAGCCGCTATCCAGCGCCGTGCTCTGATTGCGTCCGCCTAGGGTATAGATCACACCATGAAATGGATCTAACGCTGTCCCTCCGGAGGCAGTGACCGTGAAGGTCGACAAACCGCTCGGGATGGATGCCTCCACGAGCGAGAACGCCATGAGTTGGTCATCTCCAACGTATGGCCCGGTGTAGTCTAGCGTCATGGACACACCGCCAAAGGTGGCGGACCAGATGGGCGTTCCGGTATCACGCCTAACAGCACCAACCGCCACTATGCGCCGACTACTACCGGCTACTGCCGTGTAAGTACCGCCTGTTGCGATATTGGCCGAGCCAAGAATGGAGGCGGTCAATTGCCCATCCCAATGGGCTTGGCGAACATTTGATACACGTTCCGATAGTCCTCGTGGAAACCGAAATTCGACGAGAACTCGTAGAGTGCGAAGCCGCCACGATCCTGGGTAGTGGAGCTACAGTTCCACAGATTGGTCATATTCATGACCATCGTCCACACACCTGAGACCTTTTTCCAAATCGTGATCTGACCGTCTGCGGCATTCGGGGATGACGCTCGGAAGTACACCATCCACGTTTCCCACACCGTGCCTGTGATGTCCTGACTCGATGCCACCGTTGTGGATTGAGTCGGGTAAGGTGTCCGGCTGAAGGAGTCTCCAAAGCCTATATTCGGCAGACTGCCAGTTGGGTAACCCGATGTCGCGTAAGCGGTGGTGGCATCATTGCTCCCTGTCGCGAAGTCACCGTAATAGACCCCGTACGACGTCCCGGCATATCCACCCATCGTGCAACCAAAGGTGGCGTTTGACGTTGCCCCACCGTTCGCCTGCCCCCATCCATAGGTTTTGAGCTGCTTGGAACAACTGTTGCTCGAGCGTCGAACATCGTACTGCACGCATATTTCGTGCAGGCCTGTCGTCGCGACCTTACGCCTGAGTCCGCATGTTCCAGCTTTGACCGCCGTGTATCTCAGGAAGCTTCCCGTAGCATCACTCATCCAGACACAGGTGTTGCCCGTGCCGCCATCATCCTCTTTGACCAGACTATTCCATCCGGTAATCAGATCTGAGAACGTCCATGCCTGGCTAGGCAGGATGTAAATCCGGCCGTCCCCGTCTGGAATGGTGACACTCGAAACGAGCGCTCCATTGTTAACCGCCGTCTGTTGAGTCCCCGCGAGCGCTTGATACTGCTGGGGTAGGGTAATGGTCTGAGCGCCGTTGCCGCGTGGGTTCCAAGCAACGCCGCCGCCTGAGAACGCTCGCCACCATACCCCCAGGGGCCCTTGATTCCACTGAGGTGTCGACGGACGCGTCGTCAGTGGCGTGCCGAGATATCCCCGCTTGACATTGACCTGCGTGAGCGAGTCATCACCGTACTCGTCATACCAACGAGGCTTGGACCAGTCGTATCCCGTACAGCCCGGCGCGTAATAACCATTATCCATGAGAGTAAACGCCAGGCTATAGCGCATGAGCTGGTATTCAAACGCTGTGCCCGCCGTGACGGTCGTGAGCGTTGTGCCCGCACCTACCGGCCAAGAGGATGTGATCGTGCCGTCCGCCGAGGGAAGTTTGACACCTACGCCGACCATCTTCGGCGCCAGACAGAAGTCCATGCCCTGGTAATAGATATCCAGAATGTTCAGCGCACCAGAAGGCCAAGGCGTGCCAGGATCTGAGAAATTCCCGCGCTCGAAGCATTCCAGTGCGCTCGCGCCGGATCCGATCACGTTCTCTATCAGGCCACCATGGAGCGTATTCTCAAGTCCGCACGTTAGTGTCGCAGTCCCAAACTGGTACTTGTTCGCGTACTGGCCGAAGTTCGCGAAGTTGTAGTACGTCTTTCCGGGATTAACCAATGCCAGCATCGTCTGCATTTGGTCAAACATGTTGTGGTTGCCACGCGCCATGACCGGCTGCACGGTGTCAAGCCCGGGGAATCCACCACCCTGCTGGGTTCCCGGGGCAATCGTGACGCCATCGAGCGATGCACTTCCGGTGGTGGAATCCCCGTCGAGGGCCACGAAGCACTCATCCAGAAAGATGCCCGCAGCCGAGGGTGAGCCCATCTGAGCGTTGAATGAGAAACGCGAGTCTCCGGTATAGCCGCGCATGAGCAGCTTGATGGATGCATAGTTGCCGAAGGTACGCGCCGGACCCTGTACGCCAGTAGGACTGCCACTGGAGGTTGTGCCGTAGTTACTGCCGCAGATCGATGCTCCGACGCCAGCGTTACCGATGGCACCAGGCCACGCAGTCGAGTAATTGATGAATGACGTCGCGGTCCCACCGCCGGCTGGCTGCGGATACAAGAACCAGTTATGAGTCGTGACCTGCGATTGCCACTGCGCGTAGGGGTTTCCCGCTACAGTGACATTCATAATCTCGTAATAGAACACGTTGGTCGGACGAGAAGTGTTCTTGGCTATCAAGTAGCTAGCGCCACCTGCTATAGCCTGAGTCAGGTTTTCGCGGTCTCGAGCGCCAGATGAATCCCAGCCTTCGAATACGCCCGCTATTACGGCGATGTCATAAGCGCCGATGGTCTGAATGGCCACGTTTGCTGCTGAGCCAGCGGGCGCCGTCGTCCAGGCCGGGTATCCTGTACCGGCGTTGCTGCCGTAGCTCTGATCCCCTCCGACGCCACATAGCATGATGCGGGGAAATGTCAAAACTGCGGTCTGTGCGGTAACCCCAACGACCTGAGTCGACTGTGCCGATTCATTTCCGGCCACATCGAGTGCGCTGATCTTGTAGGAGTAGCTCGTCCCGGCGACTAACCCGGTATCCTGGTAGGTCGTGCCCGATACGGTCGTGCGTAGGCTGCCATTGCGGTAGAGCTTGTAACTTGCGGTCCCGGAGACAAACTCGTTCGGGCTACCCGCCGCATCGACAGAGACATTCCAGGAGAGATCAATCTCGCTGGTGGTCACCGCCGTCGCAGCCAGCCCCGTGGGAACCGGCGGTGCCGTAACATCTGCGGTGTAGATGTGATAAGCGATCGTCGTAGTGACGTTCGCGAAGCCATCCGTGGCGTTGACCGTGATCGTTGGGGCTTCGCCCGCGACGGTCGGCGTGCCGCTGATAATGCCGGCCGCCAAGGTAAGGCCGGTCGGTAAGGTCCCCGCTGTAATCGAGAATGTCAGCGGATCAGAGTCCGCATCCGAACAGAACGTCCCCAGGGTCAGGGAGTACGCGTTTCCAATGATTAGCGATTGAGCTGGGACACTCGACCAAACCGGCGACCGATTCGCTGGCGTCGTCGCGGAAGCGATAGAGCTCGCCTGCGAGACATTCCCTGAGCCATCGAATGCCGCGACAGAATACTGATAGGTCGTCGAGGGTAGACACGTCGTGTCCGAGTAGGCCGTCGCGACAGTCGTCGTCAGGGCCGCGCCGTTGCGGAAAATCTGATAGCCGGCGACTGCGGTGTCGTCTGTGCTTCCTGTCCAGGCGATATCGACGCGGGACTTACTGATCGCCGTAGCGGTCAGCCCTTGCGGAATAGTAGGTGCCTGTGTGTCTGTCCCTGGTGCGATCGTGCCGATAACGCGCATGTCAGTGATCGCGCTCGGGACTTTGACTGCCACCTACTGGCACCCACATTTCTGGCATTGGCTACAGTTCTTGGGTATCAGGCCGTGGCTGCGTAGCCAGCAGATCAGGCCACACCAAAATCCGTGACGGGACTCGGCTGCTTGGCGATCACGAACGGCTGCTCATTGCCCCAAACCGATACGACGCCTTCCTTGGTGCGCGAACGCACATTGCCGTACCACTGACCAACGGCCAGATTGGTTGGGATTTTGGCCGCGATCTTGCCCGCCGAGGTCTTCATCGTCGTGTCGTTGACGACGGTCGGATAGGTGCCGCTCGCCGTTCCATAGCCGTAATCGAATGACACGACGTCACCTGGAGGAATGGCGGTGCCATCGGTATAAGTCGTAGGCGCAGTAAAGCTGAGCCCAACCGGATTGGTCGGTCCCGACATGTGAACCTCGGAAATGAAAAAGCCCCGGGAGGGGCCGGGGCTTTGGGTCGCTGAGGCGTTGTGGGAAGGGTCCGCCTCTGTCGTTAGCAGTCGACGCTGCTACTCTTATAGTAGAAATTGATTACGTACAAATCCTGATAGCCGCAAGGTGAGCCGCCACACGCCACCGAGCCCGTCGCAGGACATTCTGCGCCTGGCGCTCGCGCATCTTCATGATCTTCGCCAGCTCGTAGCAGGACAGCCAACGTTGGTAGTAGAACCGCAGAACCCTCTGATCGATCTGGCAGCACTTCGCCACGCACCCGTCAATTTCTGAAGCTGCCTCTGAAATAGTCTCGTGTGCCTTCCCGGCCTGGAGCGCTCCGTCGATCCCCTGCTCGATGACACGCCCCAGGACAGTAGTTGAGGGATACGGCTGTAGCCCGTCGCGTGTCTCGTTTCCCCATGCCTCTAGACGAATGTGGATCGCCTTGGTCTCGGGGTCCATGTTATTCATCGTGCGCTTATCCCGCGTCGCGTTCACAGACGGGGCCCACAATGGAGCCAGTACAACTGCATTCATCTACCCTCCCGAAAAATTATGTATGTTTCACGTGGAGCACGTTAGGCCTATCTGATGGCGCTTATTAAGCACCTCCCAAGCAGACTGGAAGTCTGTAGCAATAGGAGTATCGCTTTCGCTAAGGAATTTATCCTGCTCATGTTGGTCATATCGCTTGCGATAATGACCTGATTTTGTAGCAGGTGTCTTAGCTTCAAGCGTCTGCCAGCAGAAATCACTGTGGCGACTACAGTAAAATCGAAGCAGTAGGTCGCAAGGCTTACGGATGATATAAACCTGAATACCTGCTAACCGTAGAGATTTCACGAGTATGGCCTGTGAGGCGTCAACCTTTGCCGCTTGGCGATAGATGCTCATGCGCTCTTCCGCAGTAGCTGCCGCTCGTGAGCCTCACAGCGCTGCTTACCCTCCTCCATCGAACCGCATGCGCCCAAGTCCTGTCCAGTGCCGTCCGGGGGAAGCGCGTATACTATCACGTGTTGACTGTTGGCCTGCACGCAAACGTAACGGCCATCGGATGAGCGCTGCACGCAGCCATCCTGGGCTTCCCACTTCATCGGTAAGCGGCCTCTGGTAGGTAGCGGATCGGTCCAGCAAACTGCTCCACGTTGAATTGACGCTTGTCACGGTGAAACCATCCCTTGATATCGCCCAGGGATCCATTACCGTGCCGTTGCTTGCGAATCGTGATGCACATGCCCGTCTGGTCAGCCAGTGGGTTCTCCCCTTCCTTGCGGCTGCGGCGAACGAACACCACGTTGTCAGCGATACCACCAATTTCCTTAGCGCCTCCCACATCGTTGATGTCCGGGTCTTGATCCGCCTGCGGCGGCTTTTTCGGATGCGCCACCAGGTGCACATGCAAGCGTGTCTGTGCCGCAGTGGCTGATAGGAGATTCGCGAATACCCGCTGCCCCTCGAAATCCTGACTTGAGATGTCCAGCTTCATGAGGGAGTCGACAATGGCGTGAGTGGTGCCCGATGCCGCGAGCTTACGCATCACCGCGAGAATGTTGCGATGTTTTGCAATACCTACCTTCGCCCAAATCCGCAATCGCTCACCGTATTCGTCGATGAACCATTGAACCTGATGCGCGGTCGGGTTTTCAGTGCCCGCTGCTGTGCAAGCCAGACGTACCAACAGGTGCTTCGGGTGCTCTTCCAGACTAGCAAAGAACACGCCCTGCTCACGCTGCAAGAGATGGCAGGCGAGCTGGCGCAATAGCGTGGTTTTGCCAGCTCCGGGGAAGCCGGACCAGATCGTCACACCGCACGGATACAGCCGCAGCCGCTCGCCGTATTTGTCAAACGGCGTCGTAGCGTAACAGGCCATTTCCTCCTCGTATTCCGCGAGAAGTGACTTACCATCGAGCTTGCCCATGTCGAGCAACTCGTTGGGGTCCTCGTCGAACTCCGGCGCCTCGGCCGGTGCCAGCATCTGCCCGATCCGTTGAGCTCGCGCCAGATCCAACCTCGCAATCGCATCGTCCGTTCGCCCACTAAGCGCCATGGACAAACTCCAACGCGGTTGCGATACGCCCCGCTGCCACAGCCACGCGCCTACCGTCCACGGTACGGCCTTCCGCGATGTCTACCGCAGCGAGCGCCACGACCGAGGACTCGAAGGCCAAACCGCGAAGCGCATCGGACGCGCTGAAAACTCCGCGGCGCGGCGCGAAGTCACCTAGCCTCTGTGGGAATAGATCCGTCATCGCCAATCCGAGCGCGCCCAATACGGCATCGGTTCCACAACCGCCGAAGCAGTGCATCAGGATCCGACCATCATCGAGCGCCTTGACCGATAGCGACGGCGAGCGATCGGCGTGCGCTGGGCAGCGCGCCGACCAGGACCCGTTCCGGCCCCGAACTCCCTCCAAACGCGAAAGCAGCGCGTCTACATCCACTCGGAGACCTCCTTCGCCTTGCCGTTTGGCCTGCCGGTGCGTTTCTCCAAATCCCGCATCCGATTGCGCCAGGTTCCCTCCCAATCGGCCTTCACGCCGTGCCGTCCAGATACCCCCCGCCAGTAATCCACGAACTCTTCCGTCGCCCCGTCCACGTCTTTCACGTGCGGGCACTTCTCCGCGACCCATGCACGCATGTTCGCGGAGATCGGAAAAGGTTCTGGAATGCGACTGCCGCGGACCTTCGTGGCAGTGATGGGGGAATCAGGAATCAGGGAAGGGGAAAGAGCACGGCTAGACTGAGGCTCTTCCGAGTCCGGCCCTGGGCCAGCCTGGGGCTCGCCTGAGGCAGGTATCGTACTACCCGGTTCCCGGTGGTGCGGATTCTGGTGTTTGCCGAACTTTACAACCTGAATGTACCGGTTGTTTTCGTGCTCATAACGCAGAATGAACCCGTTTTCTGTCAACCAGATCAGGGATGCTTCCGTGCTTTCATACGCGCGGCCGGCATTGATCTCGAGGTGAATCCGTCGCGGTCGGTCTTCCAACCGTCCTTCGCGATCAGCTAGGCACCACAGACCCTCGAACACCCACGTATAAAGCGGATCTGAGGTTGCGAGCAGCTCATTCTTGAAGAGCGAGGGTTTCAAATTACGCGCCCTCATTCATCGCAACCCCCGGCTGCGCTCCATCTGCTCGACCTGCTGCGGTGAGCGCTCGGCGATCAACACGCGCATAAGTTCCGCGTAACCTTTCTTCGCTTCCCGGGTGGAAGCCGATACCACCCGCCGCCGAAACTTCTCGATGAGCTGCTCGCGTTCCTGGTCGGTCATGAGAAGAATTTCCACAGCGCGTAGCCGACGATGGCCAGGCTGCTCAGGTATGCCACACAGAACCATCCGGCAGGCGTCAGCAAGGGGCGCCAGGGCCTCGGGATGTGAAGGGTTACATCAGGCATGACGGGCCTCGAGCCGCAGCGCAACAAGGCATGCGGGTTGCTTGCGTGGAGGGGATACGCCTGTGAAATGGCGCTAGTCCAAAAAAAACGCCAAGATAAGGACTCAGCGCCCCCTTCCCTCGCCAAAGTTCCGGGGGCGCCAAATCACGGAGAAAATAGATGAAAGGCACTCGCCTGTGCGAAGTGTTGGTGATAGCCGCGCCCGACATCGCGGGCATTACCGATGAGGCGATCACCACTTCTTGCCCCTCTTGCAACGCGACATTTACGTTAGGCTCCTGTGCCTTTCAGGCGGCGCCAGAACCGACGTATCGCTGTCCACGCTGCCAGACGGTCGTGTTGACTATAGGAAGGCCCGGCTGCGGGCGCGGCACCCGACTGAATGATTACGTGCTGATCAATGAGCGCGATGTCACGGTGGCCATCGGCACTGGAATCGTGTTCACGGCGAGCCGTCCGATGCGCGATAAGCTCTCGTAGAGCAGGCGCGTTGTCGGTAATCCCGTCATCGACGAAATGACGCCTCACGCCGCCCTCCTCTCAAGGCCTGCTAAGCTCGGCCGATAACTGCCAACGGTTAAGCTGGCTGGAGTTCCAGGGAGTTGGTCACGATGAGAATCGATTTTTTCGATACTATTAGGCGCACGAAATGAAACGTACGTTCCTAGCGGTGGGGATGCTTCTTGCAGTGAATTCTCAGGCTGCCCCCATGTTTGACGTGCCGTTCCTATCCCATTCGGCAGATGGGAGTCCTTACTGGGTAGTAGTTTGCATTCAGGCTGACGAATGCTTTGAAGATGCGTATCGACACTGCGAAGGGGCGTATATCCCTCTCGATAAGCAATTCTCGCCAGGTGGCGGATTTCGCTTTGTTTGCAAACACCATAAAAAACAGACGCCGCCAGTAGTTCCGGAGAGCCCGCCCCAGCAATAGACAACAACGCTGGGGTAGACCGAATTAACCTATGTTTTGCTCCATTCGATAGACTTCGAACTCCTAACATCGCGCCGCGCTTACTGTCATTCGAGGGCGGATATCTCAGAAGAAATCTTAAGTTTTGGAGGGAACTTAGCCATTTGTGACGCGCGACACATTCGATCACTAGCCAGTGGGAATAACCCTTTAGCTGCATTGCGACGTTTGTCTTAATGGCGTACGGTGATCGTCCTAAACGCTGCCAACAAAGAGCAGCGCACATCCGAGGGTCACCCGCATGCAGCAGGGTCATTCGTCATCCTCCAGACGCTTCAACTGGTCTAGGAGGTCGAGACGCTTTGCGCGTTTTGCGCGCTTCTTGGATTCATGCGAAGTAAGCGGTTTCACCTCATTGGTGAGCTCGCGACCCAAGAACTCCATCAAGGCGTTATCCCCAGCATCACGCGACAGCTTTCCGATCAGTAGCCATTCGGCCGAGGAGAGCTTCTGCGCGTGCTCAGGATTTAGGCAGGCACGGAGCTTTGCCCCAGCGCTTTCCAAATCAAGGGCGGGCCACAGTTTGCTGGCGACCTTCTTGATACCACCCGCGGCCTGTACGGCGGCGCCTGTGGCGTCATCCAGAGTGTCGTGCCAGAGGACTTGTTGCATTTACTCGGCCTTACTCGTTTTGCGTACGAACACGTAAAGCATTGGAGGTACTTTGAGGTGGTGATCAAAACGAGTAAGCACGTGAAAGACCAATTAGGCATTGTGGTCGAGCGGGTAGAGGTCGGGACGCAGTTGGTGACGCGTGACGCGCCCTTCAACGGCTCTCTCGATCTCGAGAACGCGCTCGGCGGGAATTCGCCCTTGCTTCCACTTCGTGACGGCATAGGCACTCACGCCAATCCGCCTAGCGAGTTCGGCCTGGGACAGAATCTTGAAGACAGGGTCAAGGGCACCGTTTTGCATTTGTCTAATTATGTACACCATAGGTTGATAGACGTCAATCATCAGTTGATTGCCGAGCCTAAACCCGTGGTGGACCATAAACATATGGTTGATATGCCACAGCCCGAGCATTACAGCAGCGTTGCCCAATGGATTGAGGCCGCCCGCCGTTCGCGCGGCATCCCCCAACGTGCGTTTATGGAGATCACCGGACGATCTGCCCAGGCCGTGAACAAATGGTTCAAAGGCAAGGGAATCGACCCGGACTCGTTGGCGAAAATCGCGACCTGGGCCGGCGTGGAATACGCCAGTCTGCGTCTCCTGCTCGATAAGCAGCCTATTCCGACCAGCAGGCGCCTCAAGGGCGCCCCACCGTTCAAAACGCCTGCAGCGGTCCGTATCGCGCGCAAGCTGGACCTTTTGGACGGTGACGATGACTCACTGGAGATGATCGAGGATCTCGTCGACAACCGGCTCGCCAGAAACGCCAAGGTCCGAAAGAAGGCCTGAAAAAGAAGACCCGGTACCGTCCCGGGTCTCTTTTTAGTCCCTATATCAACCTACAGTTGACAGTCATCTACTGTGGGTTTATCTTCTCCATGACGCGCTACCCAGCGCCGATGGAGAGCAAAGTGACCTTCCGCTACCAGATATACGCCCGCGATGGAGAGCAGTGGGGATACCCCTATCTGGACGTCGGCCGAGCGCTCATGCGGGTGTGGGAGCTCAACGCGTTTGAGCGGGCACGGCGGTATTCGCTGAAGCCCGTCAGGAGCCGCGAATGAAAAACGTACGCGACATCGTCTCCAAACCTCGCAAGGTCGCGCTCTACGCCTCGATGGTCATTAGCGACCACTACCCGGTTTTGGAGGTGTCTTACGTCGATTACGACGAGCACTACACGCCGTTAGAGAACGGGCAGCTACGCGAATACCCCAAAACGGGATACGTCCGCATCAGCGAGCCGGTGGAGATCGAGTTCACCGCGATCGACAACGATGAGATCGTGGCTAAGGCGGTTGAGTCGCTCAACGAGGAAGAGCGCAAGGCTATCGAGGAACTCAACACAAAGATCGTCGCCCTTCGAGAAAAGAAGGCTCAACTGCTCGTCCTCACTCATCAGGTGGAGGGAGTATGAGCGCCGTACTCAAGCCGATCACCCAGCTCCTGGTGAAGCGCCCGGCCTTCGATAACACGAACCTCGGTCGCGATGCGAAGCGCTGGACATCCGATAACGCCGGTACCCTCGCGCGCTACTTCCACGATCTGACCTTAACCCTACCGGCTGAAGAGATCACCGAGACCTCGGAAGAGGATCTGCACCGCTGGATTATGTGTCAGTACGAGCTGGAGATCATCTATCGCGATCGTAGCCGCCTGCCTCATGGAGACACTCTGTGAGCCCCGAGGAGCGCGCCAAGAAGGTGGCCGAAGCCATCGCCAATATCGGCAATCCCAACCTGCCACGCAAGTTGTATCAGCCTCCAAGACTGGCAGAACACGAGGCCGAAGAACAGCACCGGCAAGAGCAGGCGCGGAGGCTCAAGTGAGAGTGCTATTCCATGTCAACCCGATCGCCTTCCAAGACCGTCGAACCGCCGAGCAGCTCCGACACTCAGACAGCATTGTCGAGAAGCGCTGGCGCTGGCGAGTCAAGCGGCGCGAGGAAGGACGGGCAGTTAACACCGGACGGGCGGTTTCGCTGGAGCGCCGGTTGGGATCGCTGGGTCCCGACCGGCAAAGGGGTGGTTGCTCATGATTTACCCGGTCCATTGGAATGGGGTCCGCTACTGCCGGATAAGTTACACCCTCGGGGATGTTGGTGTGTGGAGTGCTGGAACACCAGTGTCCGATACGCCGACTATGCCAAAGCCAAGCGACTTCGAGAGACCAATGGATTCTAGGGAATGGGCGCAACTGACCGCGATCCGACAGCAACAGGCCCGTGAGAGAGAGCAAGAAATGCGTGCCTGGGCTGCGGAAGTGAGAGCCCGACTCAACAGCGAGCGATGCAAGTTTATGGACGAGTTTGACGAGAACGAAAAACGAATCTTTGGTTTGATCCCTTAATCACGACAAGGCGAGACAAGACATGCCAAAAGTAAGCGACATGATCCAATCCAAGTTCCTGCGCAAGGAGGACTTCGACGAAGATCGCATCATGACAATCCGGGGAGTGAAGCTGGAAGACATGCCCGGGGATGACGGTCAGCAAAAGTGGGTGCTGTACTTCCGCGAGGAAGCCAAGGGTATGGCACTGAATGTGACCACCATCCGCGTGCTGGAGAAAGCGTTCGGCGATGACTCCGACCAGTGGGTCGGAAAGAAAGTCAAAGTTTACGTAGATCCCAACGTCAGCTTCGGTGGGCGCGTGGTGGGCGGCTTGCGTTTGATGCCGCCGAAGAACACCGCTCCGCGAGCCCCTGCTCCGCCGCCTCCGGAAGAGCGCGCGCCGGTGACGTCGGACGATCAGTTCGACGATGACATTCCGTTCTGATGGACCTGATATTTCAGAAAGGGGCTACCGGTCTGCTTCCTGCCTGCGAGGAAGCGACCGAGTGGCTACGCAAGAAGAAGATCGGCGCAACGATTCTGGTTGAGCCGCGTGAGATGCGTAATGGTGCTTTTTTTCGCAAGTGGTGGGCGTTGGTCAAACTCGGCTATGACTACTGGTCCGAGAACGCACAGACGATCGAGTTCAAAGGTCGGCCTGTGCTACCTGACTTCGACCGCTTCCGAAAGGATGTGACCATATCGGCCGGTTTCTATCACCCGGTGGTCAACCTGAAAGGTGAAGTCAGGATCGAGGCTGAATCCTTGAAGTGGGCCAGCATGACGGAAGAGCGCTTCGAGAAGCTGTATAGCGCAACGGTACAGGTGCTGTTGCAACGCGTATTCAACGGCAAGGTGTGTCAGAGCTGGACGGAAGAACAACTCCGATCCGTAGCCGAACAGATTTTAAGTTTCGCAGCATGAACCACTCAACCGGTAAGCCAACGCGATACGAGCAACAGCGCTTCGACGCTATGATGCGCCTGGGTTGTGTTTGCTGCGCTCAATTGGATCTGCCCAACCCTTCCACAGACCGTCACCATATCGTCGAGGGCAATAAGCGCCTAGGCCACTGGTATACGCTTCCGCTCTGCCCTGGCCATCACCGCGGAGTCTGGAGTCCGGAACAGATCGAGATCATCCCGCCTGATTTGCGCACTGCAATATCAGACGGGAGCAAGGTGTTTGAAAAACATTACGGAACCGAGCGGGAGTTGTGGATGAAAGTCCAGGCACGGCTCAAACTGCCGGCGATCTGGCCCTCGTCCAAGATTCTGCCCAGGAGGGAGTGTCATGTGGCTACCGGTCTGGTATCGCCTCTGGAGATTGAAGCGCCAGCTTCGGCAGCACTCCATCGAGGTTCAGGCGGGGATCATCAAGCGGGGACAGGATCGCAGGCCGTTGCCGCCGTTGCCGGAGAAGAGCCGTGAACCTTCGTCTACAGCAAGCGGCAGCCGAACTGCACGTTCACCCTGATACGCTGCGTAAGATGGCGAAGGCCCGCGAGGTGCCCGCGACCAAGATAGGCCGCGCCTGGGTATTCCCCGCTCACTTACTACAACAATGGATCGATGAGCGATGCCACTCTACCGACGCCCCGGGAGCCCCCACTGGTGGGTCCGCATTGGCCGCAAGACTCGCCAGTCAACGGGCACGGCGGATCGAAAAGCCGCTGAGGAATTCGAAACCGTCCTCCAGCAAAGGCTCTGGCGGCGCGACAAGCTCGGAGATCGTGGTGCCGTTCCGTGGAAAGAGGCTCAGCAGCGATGGCTGACAGACTCCAGAAAGTCCCGCAAACGCGATCGCGAGATCCTCGCGTGGCTCTCACCGAAGATCGACGAGTATCCCGTCTCATCGGTGGCCGATCCGGATGTGATCGAGGAGTTACGCAAGGATGGACTCGCCGAAGGCTGGAGCCACTCGACGGTAGACCGGGCGATGCGCACGTTGCGCGCGGTGTTAAAGAAATGCGTCGCCTGGCGTTACCTGGAGTCCTGCCCACCGATTCCGATGTACGGCGAGCCGGAGGCCGAGCCGCGCTTCCTGACGCCAGAGGAGTTCCAGCGGTTGCGGCGGGAGCTGCCGCGGCACCTCGAGCGGGCCGCGCGTTTCGCGGTGTTTACGCTACTACGGATGCGGGCGCAGAGCAGTCTGACGTGGGATCGCGTAGACATGAAGGGCCGCAAGGCCTGGGTGCCGAGTTCACAGATGAAGACGGGTCGGACGTTCAGCTTTCCTCTCACCGACGAGTCGATAGTAGTCCTGAAGGAATGCCGGGCCGCCTATCCTCAAGGTCTGCACGTATTCCAGTACGAGAAGAAGCCGATCGACAACTTCAATACGGCAGCCTTCAGGAAGGCGTCGGAGCGGGCTGGGCTGCCGGGGCTACGGTGGCACGACCTGCGGCACACGGGGGCGTCGTGGGCTGTCCAGAACGGCGTAACGCTACCGGAATTGATGGTACTCGGGGACTGGAAGTCCTATCGCATGGTGCTTCGATACGCTCACCTCGCGCCCTCAAATGCGGTGGAAGCGGCTCGCAAGGTTGCACAGATGTCGCACACGGCTTCGAGCCGGAAACGCAAAAAGGCTTGAATTCTGGTGGGTGCAGACGGGATCGAACCGCCGACATTCGCCTTGTAAGGGCTAGTGAACTTACAGTAATCAATGACTTAGTTAGTCAATTCCGGGTCGAAACGGGCCATTTTCAGGGTACCCGGAGCACAAAGGTAGCACAGTCATGAAGCGCCACCCTTCAGGTGGTGGCGCGACGTGCCAATGCTCCGGCGAATGTAATCGCCAGCATACGGGGCCCTGTCCCAATCAAGACGGCTCAATCGCCGCCGGCTCCCGCTATCCCACTCGATTAAAGCTCGTCGGTGACCGCGTGCTCTGCGCGGGTTGCGTCGAGCCCTACGACCCAACAAAGCGATGGCGCTATCCAAGTGCGTACTAATCCGTCGCGGTATCCGCTCAATGTTCTAACCAAAGGTACCTTTTCATGGAAACCAAGCAATACAACTACGTAGACAAATCGACTTGGACGCGCGGGGAATGGACGGACGAGCCCGACAAGATTCAGTGGCCCGACCCGAAGACTGGCCTTCCCTGCCTGATCGTTCGCGGCCCCAGCGGCGCGCTATGCGGATACGTTGGCGTTCCGGATACCCATCCATGGCACAGCAAGGAATACGGCGCCCCGGTCGGTGAGTGTAACGCCGAGTGCGAGCCGGACTATCACTACGGGCATCGCATCGACTCGCAAATCAGCGTGCATGGTGGGCTCACCTTTTCCGACGCCTGCCAACACTCGGCCGACGAACACGGGATCTGTCACCTACCAGGCCCAGGAGAGCCGGACAACGTCTGGTGGTTTGGCTTTGACTGCGCGCACTCGGGCGATCGATGCCCTGCCCATGATCGCCACTACGGAGGCGGATACGACTCCTACAAGAGCGTCGACTACGTTCGAAATGAGGTGACGAAACTCGCGAGTCAACTAGCGGCGGTGACTGCCTAGTCAGAGATCCCATGGCCGATGAGTACCTCACATTGGAGAACAATTGATGGCTAGAACAAGACTCGATACGACGGCCCCTGGAGTGAAGGGTAACTTCACGATGTACGGCGAGGAAGGCGGCGGCTATCGGGACAACATGGTCATCGCCGGTCTCCTGGCCGATCTGCGTGACGAATTGCGAAAACTGAATAGGGTCTTTGCGTGCCCGAACTTCCAAGAGGTGCCGCAGATCCTCCGAGATATCAAGCGCAATACTCGGAAGAAGCGCAAGCCAAAAAGGGCCATTGGCAAACCTAAACTGAGGGTCGTGCGATGAACGGTGAGCATCCC